ATGACTCAGTCCGAGGGGGAGGACCCTTCGCTCCTCATCGATCTCTTCTGCCGGAAGAGCCGAGCGAAGGCAAGCAAGGGGAAGCGCGAGATCAGCATCAGCGCGCAGGAAACCCGGGGCCGGCTGATCGCCGATCGTCTGGGGCTCACGGTCCGGCACGTCTGGCGGGAGGTAGGCAGCGCCTCACGGTTCCGGACCGGCAAGAAAGCACGGACAGACCAGGACGCCGCCCTGCGCGCCCTGGAGCGTGGCGAGGTAGGGGCGCTATGGGTGTTCCGACTGGACCGCTGGGACCGCCGGGGGGCAGGCGCCATCCTCCGCATCATCGAGCCGGCGGACGGGCGGCCCCGGCGCATCCTGTTCGACAACGGCGATCCGGACAACCCCGGCGTCGGGCTTGACAGCTCCAACCCACGTGACCGTAAGGAGCTGATCCGACGGGCAGAAGACGCACGTGAGGAGACCGAGGTACTCAGCGAGCGAGTCAGGAACACCAAGACACACCAGCGGGCCAACGGCGAGTGGGTCAACCACTCTGCGCCCTACGGACTCAAGGTCGTCCTGGTGGAGGTGGAGGATGAAGACGGAGACCTTCTCGTCGAACGGAAGCTTGCCCTGGACGACGCACCGGCCGCACAGGGTGCCGACGCCCCGTCAAAGGCGAACATCGCATTCAAGGTGGCGTACGAACTGCCTGTGCAGAAGGAGAGCGGACGGGCGATTGCCCAGGCGATGAACAGGGCACACATCCCCTCTCCGTCGGGCGGTGAGTGGGCACACGCCACCGTGCGCGACATGGTGCGCAACCCTGCCTATGCCGGGTGGCAGACCACGGGGCGTCAGGACGGGCGCAGCCGGCGCGTCCTGTTCCGCGACGAGGCGGGGCGGAGGGTCAGCGTCATGCACGGGCCGGCGCTGCTCACCGACGAGCAGCAGACGGAGGCCATCGCCGCAATGCGCGGGACCGACGGGCGGGGAGTCTCGTCGGCAGGGCCGCACGACACGCGCGCCAAGTATCTACTCACCGGCCTGCTCATGTGCGGCGGGTGTGGGGGCCCCATGTCGTTCAGCGGAACGGGGTACAGGTGCTGGAAGCCGGCTGCGGGCAAGACCTGTCCGGCTCCCGCCTCCGTCGTCCGTCACCTGGCCGATGCCTTCGTACATCATCGCTGGGAAGCACGGCTGGCCGGTGCTGAGCCCGACGACCCCCTCGTGTACGCCGTGGCGGAGCGCTGGGCGGCTCGCGTGCAGCCGGTGGCGACCGAGGAGAGCCGGGCGGCCCTGGAGGCTCTGACAGCGGCAGAGAAGGCGTTGTCCCGCGTCTGGGCGGACCGCAAGGCGGGTCTGTACGAGGGCCCGTCGGAAGCCTTCTTTGCGCCGGCGCTCCGGGAGGTCACCGAGGACGTGGTGGCGGCGAAGAAGCGCGTCGAGGCCACCACCGCGCGACGGGGAGTGGACGTGTCCTTCCTCCTGGACCCCGCCATGTGTGAGGGCGCGTGGGAGGCGGCTGACGGTCAGTTGCGGCGCACACTGCTCCGACTGGCCATCGACAGCGTGACGGTGACCAAAGCACGGTCCCGGGGCGTGATGTTCGACGGGTGGAAGCAGACACGGTTCAAGTGGGCCGACGGGGAGGAGGACTAGTTGGTAAAGCCCAGGCAAAGGATTTGGGCGGGGCGGTGCACCATCGCGATCAAACCGAGCCGCCCTCGTCGCCCGCCCCCTCGTCGCCCGCAGCCTCCGCTGTCCACAGGGTGGTTGTGGATAACTGCGGAGGGTGACGGTGGTACCCGAGTTGTTCACCTTACGTAGCACCCTGTGTGCCAGATTGGCCATTTTGACAAGATGGACCCTTATTTTCATCTCTCCCTAACGCGCGAAGGGTCAAAGAGAAAATAGGGTCAGATTTGTCATTCTGTCCTCGGTCTGTCCAGGGGGCGGGGGAGGCGCGCATATAGAGAACACCCCGGCGAGAACTGCCGCCCCATAACAGAGTTAGGACGGGAAGCTTTTAGTGGCCGTCCTGAACGGTCGGCTTCGCTCCTGTGCTCCCGCACTCTCCTCCGGTTGAGCCGGTTGCAGCGAAGCCGACCGTCACATCTGCTGCCCATCGCCCCATAACTAAGGTGGCGGGGATCATCCCCTCCGATGAGGGAGGAGACGATGGAGACCTTCAGCTACCGGCAGGTGCCTGTTGTGGACACCTGCTCGTCCCCCGGATGTACCAGCGCGGCGGAGGTAGGCAGGCACTGTCCCGCCTGCGCTGTGCGACGGTACACACAGACGGCCATCCGCCCGGACACGCCGACGAGGTACGGTCCGGCGGAGCGTTCCGAATGCTCAGTTCCGGACTGCGCTCGAACCGCACCGAAGGGCCTCATGTGTGGCCGTCACAAGGCGCAGATGGAGCGGAAGGGACGCGTTCGACGTCTACCCCACAGCCGACGCCCTGGGGCCTCGCAGAGGCGAGACGACGAGGGCCGCAAAGAGTGCGGAATGTGCCTGCGGTGGCTGGTACCCGACGAGTACAACTCGTCGAAGCAGTACGCCGACGGTCTACAGCCCTACTGCTCCACCTGCAACACCGCAACCCGATACGGACTCACTCAGGCGGAACTCACCGCCATGCGGGAGGCGAGCGGGGGACGGTGCACCCTGTGCGGCAGGGAGAACACGACCGGGCGGCAGCTGGCTGTGGATCACGACCACGGGTGCTGCTCCGGGACCCGTTCATGCGGGAAGTGTGTCCGCGGGCTGCTCTGCGGTAGCTGCAACACAGGGCTTGGGATGTTCAAGGACTCCCCGGACCTGCTTCGAACTGCAATTGCGTACCTGGAGAAGTACGCCGCATAAGACTTCATGGCCCCGGCGAGCGACGGCGAGTGGCGCGACGCCCCGGGGCCATGATCAAGCTCCTGTAGCTCAGTGGTCAGAGCCCCCGCCTGTCGAGCGGGTAGCCGCCGGTTCGAGTCCGGCCAGAAGCGCGCTTGTCGGGTCCGACGTACGGCGGGCAGCCCGGCTTGCTGAAAGAGCCTTTCGCCGGCAATGGGGACAGGTCGACGTCACGCACTGCCGGCCAGCCAATCGGCGACCGGGAGCCAGCCTCTGACGTCTGCTGAGCCGCACGGCGCCCCGGGGCAGACCGGGAGCCGCGCGGAGGGATTCGTCAGGGCCGTGAACGGCGCCCTGGCTGACCGTGGGTTGGTGGGGACGCCACGGCACATGATCGTGTGGCGCAACTGGACAGCGCACCGCACTACGCATCGAAGTCGTACGACAGGGTGAAGGCGTTGGCGTCCATGACGAGATCGCTGACTTCAACAACCAGCTCATCAACGTCAAACGCTAGCCGACGGACCTCCAGTACCACAGCACTGCTCCGGAGATTCAGCTCCTGACGCTCAACCCCGGTCGCCAACCGACCCGTCACGGACTCGTTGAACCGCACTGGAGCGTGCCCCACGTCCGCCAGTCGGGCATAGATACCTCCGGGGCCGGTGTCCGCCTCCGCAATGGGCGTCCCGGCCGCGAGAGCCACCGGGATGCGGGAGACGGCGAGCATGACCGGGCGCACGCCGACGAGGTACCTGCGTGACCGCACGACGTCGGCGGAGTCCATCGTCACGCTGAGCCGGTCAATGACCAGGGCCTCCGAGCCCGTCTCCTTGTCCCACGGTGATGAGGCCGACCTCCAGACGCTTGATCGTGCTGGATTGGCCCTGACGATTCGCGGGACGACCGAGGAGGCCCGAACGAAGACGCCGGCGCCTTTCCGGGCGACGACGAGGCCCTCCTCCTGGAGGACTCCAAGAGCCTGGCGCGCGGTCATCCGGGCCACGCCGTACCGCTCCATGATGTCGTTCTCACCGGGTAGCCGATCGCCTTCGACAAGACGAGCTGATGCGATCTCGGAGCGCAGGTCATCAGCAATGCGGCGGTACTTCGGTCGGCTGTCGGTCATGGACCAACCCTAAACGCAGCCCCGCCAGGGAGGAGCGATCCTCTGGCGGGGCTGAGCTACTTCAGGAGGCTACGACCCCTGCCGGTGGAACGTCAGGCTGACGAACCGCTGGAGCCCTTCGCCCTGCGGGAACTGTGACGTCACCGTCCAGCCGATCGCTTCGACGCCGGCTATGGCCTCTGCCAGGTCGGTGTCATTTCGCGCCGGCCGCGGGTGGAACTTGTACGAGAAGACCCGGTCCCCCCGATCAAAAGCCACCCGGGCCACGTCTTCGATCGCCCCGTACCCACGTTTTGAAAGCCACCGCTTCAACATGCGGCCAGCCTACGGCCAACAACCAGGAGGTGGGGGCGGAATGGCATGGTCCGGGAGTGACCGGCGCAGCCAGCTGCCACGCAACTGGGCGGCCATCAGGCGGCGCATCATCCGGCGCGACGAAGGGCGCTGCACGGCCCTCTACAGCGACGGCCGGCGGTGCGAACTGCCCGGGACGGACGTGGACCACATCGTGCCCGGAGACGACCACAGGGACGTGAACCTGCGCCTTCTGTGCCCGTGGCACCACCAGCACAAGTCGTCATCGGAAGGCGGCACAGCAGCCGCCCTCACGCGGGTGAGCATTCATAAGCCACGTCCTGCGCACCCTGCCCTGGAGGATTGATGGACCCCCGCCCCACAAACAAGATCGGCATGTCCCCGGACGGCCACTCGGTGCCGGCCCTGCGCTCCCTGGCTCGCTCATGAGCGGCGCGCACGTGGTGCTGGAGGAGGCGGACGACACGGGCGAAGACGGGCTTCAGGTCACGCGCGTGAGGGTGAACGGGACCGACGTCGGCAGGCTGCATGTGGCCCCCGAGATCCACGTAGGGTCAGCGGGTGCACGAGACCTCACCACGATCACCCTGACGCTCGTGCCGGCTCACCTGGAGATCCGCGGCGAGCATGCCGACGGTGATCGTCGCGAGCCCCGAGCCGGCTTCACTGCCAAGATCAACTAGGGAATGCAATAAGTAATTGCGGTGTGAATTCATTTGAATTCGAATTGCATTTCAATTGCCTTTTGAATTGCCCTGGATAAAGTAATTTCAGGCTGCATGTATGTATGCTGCACCCAGGGGGATACCCCAAGATCATCGGGTCTAAAGACCGTAAGAGTGCTGGTGTCCGCTGTCTGTACGGGTCTGGGGACCTGGCATCGCGCCGTTGAGGCGGGCCGGCTGGGAGGCCGTCAGGCGCCCGCCTGGGGCCTTCTGGAGGTATCCAGGCGGAGCGGGAGGCGGATTTACCGTTACCGGCCAGCGAGTAGCCCCTTTCAGAAACCCCAGGTCAGCCTATGGATTACCGTTACACGCCGCTGTACACTGGAGCCATGAACACACGAATCTGCGAGTGGTGCCCGGAGCATCTCGGGGCGCGACACTCGCACCGAGCCCGCTTCTGTTCCACCCGCTGCCGTGTGGCATCGCACCGCGCAGCGAAGAGGAACGCGCTCCCCGCTGAGCTGACGACCCGCGACAGGTGGATCCGACGCTCGTCCACGAAGGTCCCGCTGACGGTCGCCGGCATGGCTGCCTCGTCGACGGACCCGCGGACGTGGAGCAGCTACAAGGACGCCGTCGCATCGTCGGCCGGCGTCGGTACGGGTTTCGTTCTCTCCGACGTCGACGACATTGTGTGCTTGGACCTTGATTATGCAGTCGATCCGATGACCGGACGCCTGAAAGCGTGGGCTGCTGCCATCGTTCGTGACGCCGGAGACACCTTTACGGAGATCTCCCAGTCAGGCTCTGGACTTCACATCTTCGGTTACGCCAACGTCCGACATGGACGGCGCATCCGACGAGCGGATGGGATGGCCGTGGAGGTTTATGGCGCCGGACGGTACATCGCCGTTACTGGTAATCGGTTCCGCAACTGCCCCAACGCCCTAGCCGACGTGACAGACGTGGTGACGCGCATCTTGGAGGGGTGACGCTGTGGAGAAGGTCTGTAAGACGTGCGGCGAGATGAAGCCGCTTGAGCAGTTCAGCCCGGTTACCCGAGGTAAGTATGGTCGCGCATCGGATTGCAAGCGATGCGCTGCTGACAAGAAGGCGGCGTACCGGGCCGCCAACCCCGAACGGATTCGAGCTGCTAACCAGAAGCACTACGCCGCCAACGCCGAACGCATACGCGAGAGCAAGCGGGCGTACAACGCGGACAACGCTGATCGACGCGCTGGGTACATGCACCGGTACCGCGCGGACAACCCCACGGCACGTCGTGAGTGGGGGCGGGCCAACCCCGACAAGGTGGCGGCTCATCGGCATCGGAGGCGTGCCCGCATAGCCGAGAACGGCTATGAGACGTACTCCCTGGTCGACGTATACGACGAGTCGGATTACCGCTGTGCGTACTGCGCCGGGCCCATTGAGCACCTGGACCACATTGTTCCCGTGGCAAAAGGCGGTGCAGACGTGAGGGCCAACGTAACTGGCGCCTGCGCGCTGTGCAACCAAACCAAGGGCGATATGGATCCCGAAGAGTGGATCAACCGGGTGTTGGCTTCCAACAAGCCTGTGTGGGCCCACTAACTGCGCAGCAACTCCCGGCATGGGCAGCGCTGCTGACCCTGAATGGGAGGTACCGAAGTGGCTGGACGAGGCCCAGCACCGAAAGACCCATCCAAGCGACGCCGACGCAACGCCGCGGAGCCCGAAACCGTGATCGTCCCTGACGACGAACTCCGGGGCCCCGAACTCCCTGAAGGCGTCCTGGGCGTCAACAAGAGTACTGGCGAACTCATCGCGTGGCACCCCATGACGCTCACGTGGTGGGACACCTGGCGCAAGAGCGCGCAGGCGCAGACCTTCACGGACACCGACTGGGCATTCCTCGTGGACACGGCACTCATGCACCATTCGATGTGGGCCAAGGGCCAATGGACCCTGGCCGCTGAAGTCCGCCTCCGGGCTGCCAAGTTCGGCGCCACACCGGAGGACAGGGCTCGGCTCAAGCTCAAGGTCGACGACCCCACGAACGCCCCGCAGAGGCCCGCTCAGGCCCCCGCAGGCAACGTCTCAGACATCAACTCACGGCGAGCGAGGCTGACCGGCTAACTACAGAGAGGGGGCGTTGATGCCGCACGTCACGGTACGCGCCCCTGGCCACGATCGAGCCCGCTCGCTCGGCTGGCTGGCGCTGGCGTGGATGGAGTTCATGGTCGTTCACGGCCCCGGTGACGTCCAGGGCGAGCCCGTCCGTCACGGCGACGAGTACAGCGGCTTCGTGGTGGACTGCTACGCGGTCGATGACGACGAGGGCAAGCTCCTCTACGACTCAGCGTTCTTCTCCCGCCCGAAGGGCTGCGACAAGTCGGGCCTGGGCGCCCGCATCGGCCTTTTCGAGGCCCTTGGCCCTGCCCGGTTTGCCGGCTGGGCTGAAGGCGGCGAGGTTTACCGCGACCCCTGGGGGTTTGGCTTCGAGTACGTCTACGAGGCCGGCGAGCCGATGGGCCGCCCGGTGAAGGTGCCGTACCTCCGGATCATGGCCACGGAAGAGGGCCAGACCGGCAACGTGTACGACACGATCTACTTCAACCTGACCGACGAGTCGTCACCCCTCTCCGCCATCCCGGGCATCGACCCCGGCCTGACGAAGATCAACCTGCCACAGGGTGGGGAGATCACTCCGTCAACTGCGTCGTCCTCCTCGAAGGACGGCGGCAAGGAGACGTGGGTCTGTTTCGACGAGACGCACCTCTATAACACCCCTGAGCTTCGTCGCATGTACGCGACCGTTACCCGAAACCTCCGCAAGAGGAAGAAGGGCGCCGGCACGTGGTACCTGGAGACGACCACGATGTTCGCCCCGGGGCAGGACAGCGTTGCTGAGCGGACGTACGAAGAGGCTGAAGCGATTCGGGAGGGCCGCAAGAAGCGCGGTCGCGCGAAGCTCATGTACGACCACCGGTACGGCGTCTGCAAGGACCTGAAGAATGAGGACGAACTCCGCGCCGCTCTCCGGGACGCCTACGGAGACGCCATGGAGTGGATCGACGAGGACACCCTCGTTGACGACTTCTATGACCTCCGCAACGACTCCGCGGACGGCAAGCGCTACTTCCTCAACTCCCGGACGTCCTCCTCCGACGCGTGGATGGACCCGGACGCCTGGCTGCTCTGCCGGCGTGACGAGGAGATCGCACCTGGTGAGCTGATCACCTTGGGGTTCGATGGATCCATCCGAGATGACGCCACTTCGCTCTGCGCAGCCCGCGTGTCCGACGGTCATCTTCAGCTCCTCGGAGTCTGGGAGAAGCCGGAGGGCCCGGAGGGGGACGGCTGGCAGGTGGACCGCGAATCCGTGGACTCCGCCGTCGCCCAAGCCTTCGAGCGGTACGAGGTGTGCGGCTTCTATGCCGACCCGCCACATTGGCAGGACTACGTAGATGCCTGGACCCGTGACCACGGCGAGAACCTTTCTGTACGCGCCACGCAGGCCCGCCCGCTGGAGTGGTGGACCAACCGCCCGACGGCCATGGAGCAGGCGCTCAACCGCTTCACGGAGGCCGTGGAGGACAAGGGCCTTTCGTGGTGCGGCACGGACAAGGTTGCCGACACCGATACCGAGCACGCCCGCAAGGGCGCCACGCTCTCCCGCCACGTACTGAACGCCAAGCGCCGGCCGATGGGCCGCAACCACATCGGCATCGGCAAGGAACACCCGAAGTCGCCGAAGAAGATTGACGCCGCCATGTCCGCGACGCTCGCCTACGAGTGCCGCGCTGACGCCGTTGCCGCAGGGATCACTAAGCGAAAGAAGCGGACTGGCCGCCTCGTCGCATTCTAGGGAGGAGGACGCATGCCGGTTGACGCACAGGTTCCGGAATCCCCGGGATGGTGGCTCCAGCGGCTGGGCAAGAGGATGCTGGACGAGCGCAAGGACAGCATCGACGACGACAACGAGGTTACCCCCGGGCTCACCTCCCTCCGGAAGGCCGCAGAGGGCAAGCCCGCGCTGCCGACAGTTCCAGGAGTCGACCCACGCGAGATCGTTGAGTGGATGCGGGATGCCCGCACCAACTGGCTCAGTCTCGTCATCGACAGCCCCGGCGAACGTCTGGGGGTCGACGGCTTCCGCTTCGACGACGCAGACCGGGATTCCCCTGACGATGCGCGTGTTGCGGACCGGGAGGCCAACAGGATTTGGCAGGAGAACAGCATGGATGCTGACTCCGCCCTGGTGCACTACGGCGCCATGTCGCAGCGACGTGCGTTCGTCCTCGTGGAGAAGGGTGACGACGGGCGGCCTGTGCTGACCCATGAGACACCCACGCAGGTGGCCGTTGAGCATGAGCAGGGCAACCGGCGCAAGCTGGCTGCCGGACTGAAGCTCTGGCGCGACGACTGGACCGGGAACACCCGAGCCACGCTCTGGACGCCTGCCGAGGTCCACGAGTTCACCACGAAGACCAGCACCCCAGCCTTCACCGGTCGCGCCGCGGAACTTCGTGGGTGGGACGCCCTGGCGCTTCCGAATCTGCCCGACGGCAACCGTGTGAACGAGCTGGGCATGGTCCCCCTCGTCCCCTTCATCAACCGTCGCAACCGCCGGCCGGAAGGGTTCGCGGAACACGAGGACGTCCTCTCGATCCAGAACCGGATCAACCTCTCGCTGATCAACCTCATTGCCGCCATGAAGTACGGCGCCTTCCGCCAGCGGTATGCCGCCGGCCTGGAGGTCGACGAGGACCCGCTCACCGGGGCAGCGATCCAGCCCTTCCAGCTGGACATCCGCAAGCTCTGGACGACCGACAACCCCGACGTCCGCTTCGGGGAGTTCTCGGCAACCGACCTGGGCCCGTACGTGAAGGCCGTGACTGCCGCAGTGCAGGACCTGGCCGCCATTAGTCGCACACCCCCGCACTACCTGATCGGCGCCGTTGTGAACGTCTCCGGCGACGCGCTGAAGGCAGCGGAAACCGGCCTCATCAGCAAGGTTCGCGATCGTCAGCGAGCCTACGGGGAGTCGTGGGAGAACGTCATGCGCATGGCCTTCCGGGTCCTGGGCGACGACGAGCGCGCCACGACCTGGAGCGCAGAGACGATCTGGCGTGACCCCGAGTCCCGCACGATCTCCGAACTCGCCGACGCAGCCGTCAAGAAGGCTTCGGCTGGCGTTCCGTGGCGTCAGCGGATGGAGGACATGGGCTACACCCCGGCGCAGATCTCCCGCATGGAGATCGACCGCGCGGCCGACGCCCTGAACGCTGCGCCGACGGAGGACCCCGAGCCGGCGTCACTCCAGGGCAAGCGTGATGCCCGGACGCTGATCACCCGCGAGGAGGACGATGTCCCTGACGCGGCTTGACCGGCAGTACGGCACCGCAGTTCGCAGCGTGTGGAAGACGACCCTTGGTCGCACCACCCGCGCATGGTCCGGCCTCGGCTCGTGGCGCGACGCCGATGTCCGCCGTTTCGAGCGGACCGTCCTCCCGGTGCTCCTCGGTGGTCAGCGGCAGGTTGCCGCCCTCACGGCGTCGTACCTGGAGCAGCTGTACCGCGAGGTTGACGGACGAGCACCGCGAGTAGACCTGGACTTCGACAGGGTGACCGGACGTGCGCTTCGCGACGTCGACCCCGAGACCGTCTACCGGCGCCCGTTCGTTGAGGTCTGGTCCGCGCTGGACAAGGACGTCGCCTTCGACGTCGCTCTAGACCGGGGCACCCACCGACTGGAGACCATCGCTAAGACGGACCTCCAGCTAGCCCGGACCCACACGGTGAGGGAGGTGGGTGACGATATGCCCCGCTTCAGTTACACCGTCCGTGAGCTACAGGGAGAGTACGACTGCGCTCTCTGCATGATCGCCTCCACCCAGCGCTACCACAAGCGCGACCTGGCCCCGATTCACCCTGGCTGTGACTGCCTCGTCAAGCTCGTGACAGCTGACGAGGACCCCGGGCAGGTCATTGACGAAGAGAAGCTGGAGCGCATCCACGACGCCGTTGAGGACGCGCTTGGCACCTTCGACCGAGGGGGCCGCGCGGTGGACTACCGCAAGATCATCATCGCCAACGACCACGGCGAGATCGGTCCTGTCCTGGGCTTCAAGGGCCAGCACTTCACATCCAAGACGGACATCAACCTTCCGACCTGACGCCCGCCACGGGCTGACGACTCCCGACAGGGGAAACACCTATGCCTCGTCGTACTCTCGCGCGCCGCAACCTCCTGACCTTCTCCGCAGAGCCCTGGACCCTCATGGAGGGCGAGCCGGGTACCGGCGGTGGCGGGGGAGGCGGTGCTCCCCAGCTCAACGAGCACGGCTACCCGGACAACACCCCGACCGCCGACATGTCCACCGAGCACCAGGTGGCGTACTGGAAGCACCACGCCCGCAAGCACGAGGCAGCCTCGAAGGCCGGCCCCGATGCCGCGGAGCTGGAGCGCCTCCGGGCTGCTGACGCCGAACTCGCCACCCGCAAGGCGGCCGAGTTGTCCGACGTGGAGCGGGTCCAGGCGGAGAAGGCGACAGCAGAGGCCGCAGCCGCAACGGCACGTGCCGACGCTGACGCCGCTGTCCGCAAGGCGCTCCTGCTCGAAGTGGCCATGTCGAAGAGCCTCACCCCGGCACAGGCCGCGCGTCTCCAGGGCTCCACGAAGGAGGAGCTGGAGGCGGACGCCGACGCGCTGCTGAAGGACTTCGCTCCCGCAGGTGGCACCGGAACCTACCGGGTCGGCGGAGACCGCGGGTCCGACGTCGGCAGCACTGGCGGCGTGACATCCGGAGCTGAGCGCTTCCGGCAGAAGCACGGCAAGTAACCACTACTTCCCATGGAGGGAACATGGACCTCAACCTCAAGGTCGAGTCCTTCACCCAGGACCGCCGTGACTGGCTCGGCAGCGCCCACGGCACTGACGCCCCCGTCTCGATCACCCTGGACGTCAGCAAGTTCACGAAGGCGACCCACTACCCGGACGGCTACCTGAAGAGCGGCATCCCGCTCGGCAAGGTCACGACCGGCGGTAAGTACGGCCCGTACGACGACGCTGCGAGCGACGGCCGGCAGACCCTCGCGGGCTTCCTCTTCACCGCTCAGGACGTCGACGCCCGGCAGGTGGCTTCCACCTCCGTCGTGGGCTCGATGCTCATCCACTGCTTCATCCGCGAGGCGAAGCTCCCCGTCGCCGTCGACGCTGCCGGGAAGACCGATGTCGCCGGCCGCATCATCTTCGTCTGAGAGGCCCTGACACATGCAGCTGATCACTGAGTACGCGACTCCCGCGGAACTCACCGGCTACGCCCGCGAGGCGCTCCGGTTCCGCGAGGAGAACACGCTCAACCTGAACCGGTGGCTCCCCAACGAGACCATCAACGACCTGACGTTCCGGTTCAACCGGGGCGGAGGCGGCCTCACCGAGGCGGCGAACTTCCGCGCCTTCGACGCTGAGTCGGACATCGCGACCCGCTCCGGCGGGGCCCGTGTGAGCGGCGAGCTGCCGCCCATCTCGCGCAAGATGCCCGTCGGCGAGTACGAGCAGATCCGCATGCGGAACGTCGACACCCAGAACGCTGAGATCCGTGATGCCATGGAGTCCGACTCCGTCAAGCTCGTCGCGCAGATCGCGGCCCGCATCGAGCTGGCTCGCGGTCAGGCGCTCTTCAACGGCTCCGTCACCCTGAACGAGAACGGTGTGCAGGCCGGCGTCGACTTCGGTCGATCCGCCACGCACTCCGTCACGGCGGCTGCGGGCTGGGATGACCCGGACGCCCCGGCGTACGACCAGCTCCAGGCGTGGCTTGAGGTGTACAACGACACCAACGGCTCCCTTCCGGCGTACACCCTGATGTCCCGCAAGGTCTACAACGCCCTGCGGAAGAACAAGCAGATCATCGGCCTGGCCTTCGCCGGCCAGAACGGCGCTCCGGGTGTCCTGACTCGTGACGGCCTGAACGCCGCACTCGGTCAGTACGACATCCCGCCGGTCGAGATCTACGACGCGAGGGTCTCCGTCGGAGGTACCGCCACGCGAGTCACTCCCGAGGACCAGATCCTTTTCCTTCCGGAGCAGGGCGACGCTGCGGGCAGGACCCTGTGGGGTGTCCCGGTGGAAGCGAACGATCCTCGGTACGGCCTGGCTGGCGACTCTGCCGGTATCGCGGTGGGCGGCTACAAGTCGGAGGACCCGCAGACCGTGTGGACCCGTGCAACGGCCATCGTCCTTCCGGTCGTGGGGGCCCCGGACCTGACCTTCCGAGCCACGGTGCTTGACGTCCCTTCTCCCTGACGGTGTCGCCGGGAACCGCAGCCCTGACGCTGGGTTGAGGCGGCACCTGTGACCAGTCTGATGACTACAGAAGAGGATGAATGGCTAAGACCCAGCAGTTGGCGGCTGAACTTACGCTGACCAGCGGCGCCAAGCAGACCGTCACCAGTACGGCTACCTGGACCAGCGCGACCCCGGCGGTTGCTACGGTCTCCGCCGGCGGTCTCGTGACGGCAGTAGCAGTAGGTACCGCCGTGATCAAGGCGGCGGCCCAGGGTAAGGAGGGCACGTGCACCGTCACGGTCACGGACCCCGCAACCCTGATGACCGTCACGCCCGGCACGGCTGACCTTGACCTGACGGAGGCCTGACATGGCGCGACTCCGGACGTACGTGCATCTGACTGACGACCTGGGTCGCGCCGTGGTGTTTGGCCCTGACGACGTCGTCCCCGAGTGGGCACAGGCGCTCATCACCAACTCGAAGGCGTGGCTGGAGCCGCCCGCAAGTCGACTCACGGAGCCTGCCCCGGCGGCGACCGTGAAGAAGGCTCCGGCCAAGCGCGCCGCTCCTCGGAGGAAGGCGGGCGGCAGTGCTGTTTCTGACGGCTGAACTCCGCGCACTCCTGGGTACCCCGCTCTCTGACGAACGGGCACAACTTGCCCACGATCTGGCGGAGGATGCCATCCTGGGCGAGGTAGGGGACCGAGTCGCCACCCCTCCCCAGCGGGGCATCAAGACGGTGGCCCTGAGCGTCGCCGCTCGCATCCTGACGAACCCCCAGGGGCTTCGGTCGGAACAGGCGGGCGGCATGCTTCAGTCCTATGTCGACTCTCAGACCGGTGTCGTCCTGTCCGACGACGAGCGCCGCCGGCTCCGACGAGCAGTGGGCATGGCTGCCGGGGCGGGGATGCTGGACATTGCCCCGGCTGAGTCCCGAATCAGTACCTATCCCTGGCGGCAGGCATGAGCCTGATCGCAAACGTCCTGTCGCAGACGTGGTATGTCGAGCGGGCAGGGGAGCGGGTCCGGGACTCCACGGGGTCATGGGTGCCCGGTCCCCGGGTTCGCATCCGGGTTGACCACTGCGCCGTTATGAGCCCCTACGGCGTGACGGTGGGGTCGTCAACGGAGGAGCACGACGCGTCAACCACCGTGACGACCCGGCGCGTGTTCGCCGCTCCTCTCGGCACCGACGTGCGCCCCGCTGACCGCATCGTCAGCGAGGACGGTTCAGAGGTCTGGGAGGTCATCGGCCGCCCGCTTGTCCTGCCGCTGACGTCCCTCGCGCGAGTCGAAGCCGCTCTGAAGGAGGTAACCGGCTGATGTCGTATCGCTCCAAGTACACCGGCAAGTACGCCGGCTTGGGCCGCATGGTCGGCCGCCCGTGGATGGGCAAGCCGTGCCGGGACGCTGCCGTGCGGATCATGCATTCCGCGGAGGGCTTCTCCCCAACGGGCAACCCTCCGCAGGACCCTCACCCCGGCCTGTACCGGGCCAGCTTCAGTGTCCAGCCCGTCTACAGGAACATTCCTTTCCGTGGGAAGCCACGTATGAGGCATGGAGCCATGGTGGTGAACACTGCACCCCACGCCAAGGCGGTGGAGTACGGCAACTGGAACATCCCCCGGTACGCCCCACTGACCAAGGCGTACATGGCGGCCCTGGCGGCGTACGCCAATGGCTGACGTGGAAACGGTTCTGGCCCCCTGGCTGGAGGCTCGGTTCAACGTCTTCGCAGCAGCTGAGACCCCCGCGGACTTGGAGGACACGCTCCCCGTGATCCGCGTGGAGCGTGTTGCCGGCGCCGACGGACGCTTCGGCCAGACCCCCGCCGTTGCCGTCGATGTCTTTGCCGCCACCGCCGATGAGGCTCGGACGCTTTCTGACCAGGTCCGGGAGGCACTGGTTTTCCTGAGCGGTCCCGTCCCCGGCGCTGTCGTCCGCTCCGTCCGCTGCATCTCCGGCCCGACGCGCCAGCCCTGGGCAAACGAGGCAGTCCACCGACGTGGCGCCACCTACATCGTGGGCCTCCGGGCCGCATAACTCCGATCTTCCCAGCTCCGTGAGTCGACTTGCGGAGCCTCCTACGCATGCCCTGGAGGCATCATGGCGGACACCCGCAATGCCGATCTCACGTTCGGCGCAACCGACTACCTTGTCTACGCGGCAGCCGTGGACACCACCATGCCGATGGCCTTTGCCGACCCGGCAACCCCCTGGGTGAACCTGGGCTGGGTCACGACCGACGGCGGGCTGTTCAAGATCGAGGAGGAGAGCAAGGACGTTGAGGCGGCCGGCTCTCTGGAGCCGATCCGGACCCTGATGACCAAGTCCGTCAAGTCGGCGCAGGTCACCTTCCTGGAGGGCCTGAACCCCCTCGTCCGCGCTCTGTACGACAACGTGCCCGTCGCCTCCCTGGAGCCGACCACGGACACCGTGGAGTACGCGCTCCCCGACAAGCCGGCCGACCTGCGCTATGCCTTCGTGTTCGACACGATGGACGGCGACAAGCGCATGCGCCTGTACATGCCGAACGGCAAGGTCGTGGAGCGGGGCGACGAGCAGCCGCAGACGCAGGACGTCATGAGCGTCCAGATGACCTTCAAGTTCTACAAGGGTGCCTCGAACTCCGCGGCCGTCAAGCGCGCCATCAAGTACGGCGGCGTTGACGTCAGCGCGTTCTTCCCCGAAGAGGGCTGAGCCCCACCTACCAGCAGCGCCCCGTTCCGCGCGGGTCCGGGGCGCTGCTTCACCTCCGCAAGTCGACTCGCGCACCCACCTGACATAGGAGACCCGCGCCCATGACCGACATCACCTCTGCCGACGCCCAGGAGAACGAGGCGAACGAGGAGTACGCGACCGTCCCCCTGGACGGCGTGGACCTGCGCATCAAGCCGGGCAACCGCTGGAGGCCCTCGTACCTCCGGGCCCTCCGCCAGGGCGACTACGACACCTGGGCGGCCGGCGTACTTCACGAGGACGACGTGACCACGTTCCTGGAGCTGGACCCCACCTTCGACGAGATCAACGAGTTCACCACGGCCGCCATGGAGTCGACCGGGGAGGCCCCGGGAAAGTCTTCTGGACGTGCCAAGTCCTCCAGGACCACGCGGAAGCGCTAGAGGCTGACATCCCGCGGTACTACCCGGGCGCGCGAGTGCTTGACGTATACCGCGGGACAGTGTCCCTCCGAACTCTGCGGGTCTGGATTCAGCACCTGCCCCCGGAGTCGGCTACGAAGACGGCCCTGCGGAACGCCGCACCGGAGGCCGATTCATCGGCTCCGGCACCGGAGTACCGCCCGGACAAGGCGGCCTGGAGCAGCGAAATGATGCTCCTCGCGGACATCAAGGACCAACTGGTCCTGACCCGGGGCGTTGCCATAGCAGCAGCCGGCGGAAGTCCGCCTGAGTTCCAGCCCACCCCGAGACCTGGGGTCCCCCCGACGTCGGCATCTGCCAAGCGGCTGTCCGACGAGCAGCGCCGCGCGCTTGACCCGCGGCTGAGAAACCAGCCGAAGGAGGCGTAGGCGCATGCCGGACCTGGATATCGTCGGTGGTGCGGCGGTCGACGTCGTACCTGTCATCCCCCAGTTCCACACCAAGCTGAAGGCCCTCGTCCTCCCCATCGCCGACAAGGTGGGCGAGGAAGCAGGCCGTCGGATGGGGGAGGCGATTTCGAAGAACATCGTCATCTCCATCCCCGACGCCATTAACCAGGGCGGCAAGGCCGGTGTCCGGGTCGCGGGCAAGCAGGGTGACGACGCGGGCGGTGCGTTCGCACGCTCCATCCGGCGCAAGCTGGAAGCTGCGTTCAAGGCGATGCCGAAGCTGGACGTGAAGCTCTCCGATGAGGGTGTTGACGCTGAACTCGCCCGCATCCGCGCCAAGCTGGAGCAGCTTTCCAACAAGCGCATCGGCATTGACGTCAGCGCGGAAGCCGCACAGGCAGAGGTCACCAAGCTGGAGGAGCAGCTCCGCCGGCTCGGTGCCGCCCATCCGAATATCGCTGTCAGGGCCGACACCGCAACAGCTCGTGCGGCCCTTGCGGAGATCAGGGCGGAGATTGCCGCTCTGACCCGTCGGCCGGGCACCATTGAGCTGGAGGTGGACGGCGCCTTCGGAGCTAAGCTCCGGGCGGTCGTCGCACAGGCTCAGGCGTCGCTTCCTGAGATCAACATCGACGCCGACACGTCGCCCGCCCGTGCTGAGATCCAGCGACTCCGGGTCCGCCTGGACGCCCTGGCTGACGCCCGCGTCGGTATCGACATCGACGCCAAGGCCGCCATGGCGGAGATCGAGGAAATCCAGGCGCGTCTTGCAGTCCTGAGTATCCAGAAGCACGACATCGACGTCCGGGTTGACGCCGGCCGTGCAGCTGCTCAGCTGGCCGCCCTGCGGGCCATGGCCGACAACACGGCGGTCTTCAACATCAAGGCCGTCGCGGATACCCGGCAGGCTACAAACGCGCTGATGCACCTGGCGATCCAGGTTGCGGTCCTTGCTGCTATCCCCGTCGCCCCGCCGCTTCTGGCGGGTCTCGGTGCCATCGCAGCCCTGGCGACAACTGCCGGCGCAGGTGTCGGTGCGCTCGCACTGGTGGCCATTCCAGCCATCAAGGGCATCACCGAAGCCCTGGCGGCGAAGAAGGCTGCGGAGGACGACGCTGCGAAGGCGACGGACAACGGCGCCAAGGCAACCGTCCAGGCCGCCCAGCGGGCCCTTCAGATGACCAGCGCACAAGCGTCGCTTGCCTCCGCTCACCGCAACGCTGCTCGCTCCATCGCGTCGGCCAACCGGTCGGTGGAGAACGCAGAGCGGTCCCTCGCTCAGGCCGGCATCCGGGCCATGGACCAGCGGCGTCAGGCCACGGAGGCGGTCGAGCGGGCTGAGCGCTCCCTCGCCGACTCCCAGCGCGATGCGCGGCGGGCCGAAGAGGCGCTGACCGATGCACGTAAGGATGCTGCGAGGCAGCTCGCCGACCTGAACGACAAACTCCTTGACGGTGCCCTGGATCAGCGCGAGGCAACCCTCCGTGTCCAGCAGGCACAGGAGTCTCTCAACGAGACGCTTGCCAAGGCCGAGGTCGGGCAGGCGTCGGATCTGGACGTCGACGCCGCTCAGCTGGCGTTCGACCGGGCCAAGCAGAACGCCAAGGAGCAGAAGCAGGACTACGCCGACCTCCAGAAGGAGGCAACCAAACAGCGCAAGGCCGGCGTCGATGGGGCGGATGCGGTCAAGGACGCCACCGAGCGCCTGGCCGACGCCCAGCGCAACGTCAAGGACAACACAAAGGCCGTCGCGGACGCCCAGAAGGCTGCCGCCCGCGCTCAGATCGAAGCGGCCCAGTCCGTGGCCGACGCGCAGCGGAACCTTGCTGACGCCGTCCAGGGCGTGGCTGACGCTCAGGTGTCGGCCGCGGAGTCCATCTCCTCCGCGGAGCGTGGCGTGGAGTCCGCCCGCCTCTCCGGGATCGACACCACGACGAAGGCGATCAGCAAGCAGGAGGAGTACCGTAAGGCACTCGCGAAGCTCAGCGGTCCGCAGCGGGATCTCTTCGAGGCAATCGCCGGCCCCCGGGGGTTGAAGAAGGCGTTCGACGACTGGCAAAAGACCCTGCACCCCGACGTACTGCCGATCTTCACGCGCGGCGTCGACGGGATGAAGAACTCCCTGCCTGGTCTGACGCCGCTGGTCAAGGGCGCCGCCTCCGGAATTCAGACGCTGATGGACAAGGCGTCGGCGCAGATGAAGACTCCCTTCTGGGAGAGCTTCAAAGCAGACCTGAAAGAGAACGTTGAGCCGGCCGTGGTCGGCTTCGGCACGGCATTCGGTAACGTCCTCAAGGGCATTGCCGGGATGATCGACGCTTTCCTCCCCCACATGGGAGGGATCGTTGAGAACTCCGACCGCATCACGGGGCGATTCGCCAAATGGGGCAGCAGCCTGAAGGGCTCGCCTGATTTCGAGAAGTTCCTCGCCTACGTCAAGACGACATCCCCGGGCCTGGCAGCCTTCATAGGTGACATATTCCGGGCGATGCTGGACGTATCAAAGGCGCTGGCACCCCTGTCACAGCAGATGTTCGCGGTCGTCGGCACAGTTTTCGACGCTATCTCCTGGCTCTCTACGAACGCTCCAGGGTTTATCCAGACTCTCTGGGGCCTGTACTTCGCCCAGAAGGCTATCGCCCTGGGCATGGCGGCATTCGGAGCGGCGATGGCCCTCTATGAGATCGCTATTGCCGGTGCCACTCTGGTGACGTCCGGATGGGCGGTGGCGATCAACGCGACGGGAATCGTCCCGGTCATCCGGGCAATCATCATCGTCGTCGCGCTCCTCGTTGCCGGCGTCATATACGCCTACACCCATTGGGACTGGTTCCGGAACGCGGTGGACGGGGCGGCAAAGGGAATCGGCACCGCAGTCAAGTTCCTGTGGGACCGGATCTTGAAGCCCACCTTCTCCCTGATCTGGACCGTGATCAAGGGCGTCGGCGACGTCGCTGTCTGGCTGTGGGAGGAGGCGATCAAGCCGTCCTTCGACTTCATCGCTGACGCCGCTCAGCTCCTGTTCACGGCTCTGGTGGTGGTCCTTCTCGCTCCAGTGATCGCCATGTTCAAGCTCCTGGCGGCTCACGCGAAGTGGGTGTGGGACGTCATCAAGCCCGCTTTCGACGCCATTGGCAAGGCGGCTGTCTGGCTCTGGGAGAAGGCGATCAAGCCAGCCTTCGGCTGGATAGGCGACAAGGCCAAGTGGCTCTGGGAGAAGGCGATCAAGCCCGCCTTCGGCGAGGCGAAGAAGCAGCTGGACGCACTAGGCATTGCAGCCCGGTGGCTCTGGGACAAGGTGATCAAGCCCGTTTTCGGCTGGATCGGGGACAAGGCGGAATGGCTCTGGAAGAAGGCGCTGAAGCCCTCCTTCGATCTCATCGGTGAGGGTCTGGACAAGATCGCCGACGGATTCCGCGCCGCCAAGGACCTGATCAAGAAGCATTGGGACCAGCTTCAGGACATCGCCAAGAAGCCGGTCAAGTTCATCATCGACCACGTCTACAACAAGGGCATCGTGCCCCTTTGGAATGGCGTGGCAGGCGTGACCGGCGCCGACAAGCTCAAGAAGATGGACCTGGAAGGGTTCCACACGGGCGGCATCATGTCCGGCTATTCTCCGGGCCGTGACGACCGGGTCATCGCCGTTGGTGGTGGTGAGGCCATCATGCGCCCTGAGTGGACCCGGGCAATCGGTGCCGACCGGATCAATGAGTGGAATGCCGCTGCCCGTTCAGGCGGCGTTGGAGGCGTTCAGAAGGCGATTTCCAACGGCATGCCGGCGTTCAAGGACGGCGGGGTCGTGGGGAAGACATGGGGCTGGTTCAAGGATCGCGGCAAGGACGTCGGGGACGCCATAACTGGCGCCACCGACTACCTCAACCCGTCGAAGATATTCGACAAGGCGAAGACCGCTATCACCGACCAGATGAAGCCCATTCTGACGAGCCCCTGGGCCACGTCGGTGGCGAAGATGCCTATCGAAATGCTGTCCAGCCTGAAGGACAAGGCGCTCTCCCTCCTCGACGTCTTCGGGGGCGGGAGCGACGGGGGTAACGGTCAGTGGGTCAAGCCGGTCAACGCAGCCTTCGGCACACGCTTCGGCAAGGCCGGCTCCCTGTGGTCCTCCGGGCACCACACCGGGCTTGACTTCCCCGCAGCTGTCGGCACCGCCATCAAGGCAGTCGCTGACGGCAAGGTGACGCAGTCGACGAGCGGCGGCCCGTACGGCATCCACGGGATGATCAACCACGGTGGCGGCCTCCAGTCGCTGTACGCGCACATGAGTAAGATCCTCATGCACGTCGGTGACACCGTGAAGCAGGGCCAGGTGATCGGCCGTGTCGGAGCCACCGGCAACGTCACCGGGCCGCACCTCCACCTGGAGGCACGGCTCAACGGGAAGACGGTCGACCCCATGGGTTACCTGGAGGGCAGCGGCGGAGGCGGCAACGTGGGCGCTGGCGTTGCTCGCTGGCGCGGAGTGGTCAACCAGGCTCTGCGCCTGACGGGCAACCCCTCGTCGTACGCGAACGTGACGCTGGCTCGCATGAACCAGGAGTCGGGCGGCAACCCCCGCGCGGTCAACAACTGGGACAGCAACGCCCGTTCCGGCTACCCGTCGACCGGCCTCATGCAGGTCATCCGGCCGACGTTCCAGTCCTACGCCGGCTCCATGCTGAAGAAGGGCCCGTTCCTGAACGGGGTCAGTATCGACCCCTTGGCAAACGTCTACTCCTCCATGCGCTACGCGAAGGCTGCCTACGGCAACATCGCGAAGGCGTATGGACGACCAGGGGGCTACGCCAACGGCGGTTACCCGCCGGTCGGGCACTTCTCGATGGTCGGCGAGAACGGCCCGGAGCTGGCGTACTTCAGCTCCCCGGCTCAGGTCATCAGCAACACGGACACGCGCAGCATGTTCCGTGAGGCCGCCGGCCAGAAGAGCGGTGGGGGCCCGACGACGATCCAGGCTGACGTCCGGGTTTACGTCGGTGACCGCGAGATCACCGACATCGTGCGGACGGAGGTCATCGCACACGACGCAACCACGGCTTCGGCCATTGAGACAGGACGGTGGATCTGATGAGCGAGGCCAGCCCCGAACAGCCCGACCCGACCCCGGGCCCGACGTACACCGCACCGCCTCCCGAGCCCGACCCCTACAACCCCGACGCCCATCAGCGACGGGGCGAGGGTGACGGCGGGGGAGGCGACGGTGGCGGGGACGGCAGCGGAGGTGACGGCGGATGAGCGTCGCGACCAACCTTCTCGGGACCAACACCTCCGGCATCGACACCGACGCCAGCGGGTGGACGGCAGGCGCGAACACCACGATTGCCCGGTCCAACACCCGCTGGTACGCCGGCAGCGGCAGCCTCTCCATGACGGCTGCCGCTGCCGGCTCCGTCTCCGCAACCACAGCAGCCCGGGTCGCCGTGACGGCCGCCAAGGAGTACACGGCCTACGCCTACTTCGCTAACGTCGTCGCTGCCTCCGGACGGACGGCGACGGTTCGCGTCGACTGGTGGTCCGCGGTATCCGGCGGGACGGCAATCAGCTCCTCTACGGCGACGGCCCTGACCCTGCCGAACTCAACGGCATGGTCCGAGCCGCCTCCCATCCTGATCGCCACAGCACCGGCAGGGGCGGCCTACGCCTCTGTGACGCTTACGGTCACCGGGCTGACGCTTGGGGCTGCGGTGGTGGCGGACGTGGTGAGCTTCGGCCTGCCGGCGGTGCTGACCGGCAACCTGTTGTCGTATGCCCTCCAGTCCCTGGAGGTGGGCTCAAGCGGCTGGTCGGGGTACGGCAACTGCACCTATGCGGTCTCGTCGGCGCAGTCCTTCGAGGGGTGGTACTCGCTACTCGTCACCTCGTCGGCCGCCGGCCTGGCGGTCGTGGGGCCCTCCTCCCCGGTCCCTGTGACGGTGGGGACGGAGTACCTCGGCTACGGCTGGTACCGGGCGGTGACCGCCGGCGAATACCGCATCATGCTGAAGTGGTACGACGCCGGCGGGGCCCTCATCTCCCTGGAGACCGAGACCGTCACGCTGACCGCCGGAGCATGGTCGCGCCTGGCAATCGTCCGTACTGCTCCGCCCGGAGCCGTGACGGTGAGACTTCAGCCGGCACACATGGCCACCGCCGCAGGACAGACGTGGCACCTGGATCAGGTGGCGTTGATGGTGACGCCCCGGTTGGCCGCGGAGGTGCTCCCCTACAACACGTCGTCGATGGAAGTCGATGCCTCCGGCTGGACGGCGGTTTCAGGCTGCACGGCAGCCCGGAGTACCGCCTACGCCTACGAAGGCATCGCGTCCCTGGCCGTCACTCCGACAGGCAGCACCACGGACGCCACGGTGGAGACCACGACGCACGCCCCGGTGGCTCCTCGTCAGGCATACCAGGTGACTCCACGGATACGTCTGGCGGCCTCGTCGTCGACCCGCTACGTCACCACGCGGTACTCCTGGTACGACGCCGCGGACGGAGCCCTGGAGTACGTGGACCGACGATGGGCCGTTGACCCCCCGTCAACGGCCGGCTGGTACACGTTCCAGACAAGCGCAGTCGCTCCGACGGGTGCCGCTGGGCTGAGCATCTCGTTCCGAATCCAGTCTCCGGACCCGGGGGAGTCGATCCACATCGACGCCGTCTCCTTGGTACCCGGGGGCATGGCCGTGATAGCCGACGTCGTCCCTGAGCGGTTCGGCGCCTCGATCGCGCTCCAGGGTCTGACGACCGGCGGTTACACGTACTGGGGCTTGTGGCGGATGGAAGGCGACGGTTCCATGACTGCCGTCCGCGGCCCGGTCGGTGACCTTTCGCAGGTACTCGTGACGGGTGACACGGCAGTGGCGGAGGACTACGAGGCCCCCCTAGGTGTACAGGTCAGCTACTACCTGAAGCTATGGACGACGTCCTCGGCCTACCAGTCGACGACGTCATCGGCGATCGTCATCCCCGAGCCGCCTCCTACGGAGGTCGTGCTCAAGGACCCCGGCCTTCCGGCCAGGCAGACGACGGCAGTCGTGGCCGCTGGTGGGCAGCCCCAATGGACCCGCAAGGCCCGCCAGGGCGTCAACGAGATCCGGGGCAGGGTGCGCCCGGTCATCATTTCCGACGTGCGGACATCGCGCGAAGGAACGATGACCCTCGTAACTGAGACAGGTCAGGACCGGGACAACGTGTGGTGGCTCCTGGAGACAGGGAACACGCTGCTCGTCCAGTGGCCCAGCCTCTTTGAGGAACCTGACGCCTACGTGCAGATCGGCGATGTCACGGAGGCGCCCATCGTTGACTTCGCGGAGTACCAGGATCGCTCGTGGACCGTCCCCCTGATCGAGGTGGACCGCCCCATCGGCGGCTCTGTCGGCAGCGCCGGCCGTACCTGGCAGACCGTCAACGACACCAACCCGGACTGGCTGGCGGTCCTTACTAACGCCACTAGCTGGCTAGACGTATACACCGGAGTGAACGGAGGCTAGGCATGCAGGACGTGACACCGCGCTTCCTGGAAACCCTGACGACGTCGCACTCCATGGTGACGAACGTGCGGGCCATGTACGACGGCGCCACCACCGTGGCCGACCTCCGTATCTCGGACGGCTCGGTCACGGTGGACCGGGGAAGCAAGGTCCGGCGCTCCCTCTCGCTGACGGTCTCCGACCCCCGGCGGCTTCCCTGGGGGGCGCTGGACCCCCTGGCGGTCTACGGGCAAACGCTCGTCGTCTCCCGCGGAATCCGCTACGCCGGCGGCGTGACGGAAATGGTTCCCCTCGGAACGTTCCGCATCAACGAGCCGAGCGGCGACACCCTTTTGGGGCCCGGCACTCTGACCGGCCAGTCGTCGGAGTGCTACATCATCGACGACAAATTCATGGCGCCGACGTCGACCCGTGGTTACAACACATGCGTTGACGCCATTGAGTACCTGATCCGTCAAACGCTCCCAAGTGCCACGATCGTCAACGCAACGGCGGGAGCCCGGAATCCGAGCTGTGCGATTGCCACCTGGAACGCGAACTCAGACCGTTGGGACGCCGTTCAGGAGATCGCCCTAGCGATGCAGGCAGAGGTTTACGTCGATGCCCTGGACCGGTTCGTGATCGCCGACGTTCCGGAGGTGTTGTCATCCCGCGTTGTCTGGGACATCGCGGAGGGAGAAGGCGGAACGCTTATGTCTGCCGCCCGGCAGATGTCACGCACCGCCGTTTACAACGCCGTCGTGGCAAGCGGCGAGAATACCGCCTCCAGTGTGGCCCCGGTCAGCGCCGTTGCGTACGACAACGGGCCGCTTAGCCCGACGAGATGGAACGGTCCTTTCGGTCACGTCCCGAAATTCATCTCCTCCGCCCTCTGGATAACGACCGGAGCCTGCCAGGCGGCTGCGGACTACGCCCTATTCGATGCCATTGCCCCGAACATCTCGACGACGATCGAGGCAATCCCGAACGCCGCTCTGGAAGGCGGTGACTGCATCCGGGTCTCCTACGCCGGCCGCCGGGAGCTGTTCATCGTGCAGTCCGTGACGACGCCCCTCACTGCGGAGGGCTCAGCAGCGCTAGTGCTGCGTGGAGGGAAGGAGGACGACGAGTGAACCCTCGTCAGAGGCTCGCAGATGCCGTACAGCGGGCTGCCAGCCGCACGGTGGTCCAGGAGTCCAGCGGCTGGTGCCTGGCCTCTGTGACGGCCACCTATACGGACGGCACCGTCGACATCAGCACCGCCCGCGGAGCCGTCGCAAAGGTGCGCCGGCTGAAGTCCTACACCGCCCCCGCCGTCGGCGACGTGGTGAAGGTCGATTTCAACCCGGACGGCAATTGGATTGTCGTCGGCGCACTTGCACCCTGAGAATTCCGAGGAGTAGCCAGAATGCCTAAGCCGGATAGCTACGGACAACACGTCCAGTACCCCGTCCTTTCCGACGCCCCCAACATCGAGACCGCGCTCCAGTCCCTCGTAAACGGCGTCGTTCCGCTGACGACCATGCGTTTCGCCAACGCCAACGAGCGGGCAGCGACGTTGACGGGATCGTACAAGCCCGTTCCCGGGATGATTACGTACCTCATCGCGGAAGACCGATTCGACCGGAGGGACGGGGACGGCGTTTGGAGGCCGTTGTCCCCCAGCGTTTGGAAGCCGTTGTCCTATGCAACGGGTTACACCGCGCAGAGTGGTTCGCCGGCGTACCGAGTCCTGAACAACGAGGTCCAACTCCGCGGGACGTTCCGCCGGACAACGGGCGCCGTTCTGACGACGGACGCTGAGATCACCTTCGCAACGCTGCCATCGGAAGCGCGCCCCGGAGGCAGCGATTACCGCTATTTCCCAGTGGCGGGGGACTGGAACACCACGTCAGGGAAGAACTATTTCCTCGCGCGCGTCTCGGTGACGTCAGCCGGCTCGCTCATCTACATGATGCCCAACGACACCAAGTGCACCTGGCTGAGCCTGGACTCGGTCCGGTTCTCCATCGACTAAGACCCGCGCAAGTCGACTCGCGCACACAGACCATCGCCCCGCAGCGCCGGGGCATCTTTCATGCCTGGGAGGGATCACCACATGGGTGAAATCTGGATCAAGGAAGCCGAGCGGCTCGGAGGCGGCAGCATCGGAGGCGCCATGGACTCCCCGGGCGCTCCCGGTCGTGTCGTCTGGCACACCACGGAGAGCGGCCACGGTGACGCCTCGTTCACCAACGTCGGCAAGTACCTGACGTCGGTGGCGTCGGAGCCGCACATCCTCTACGACCCGACCACGGACCGGCTGGGTCAGTACGGGCCGCTCAACCAGTCGGCGCGGGCGCTGAAGAACGACGGGGTGACCCGCACCAACCGCACCGGCAAGGTCTGTATCCAGGTTGAGGTACTGGCTCGTGCCGCGACGCCCTTCACCGGTTATTGGAAGCCGGGCCCGAACTTCAAGGCCCTCATGCGGGCGATCCGCTCCTGGGGCGTCCCGGACTCCTGGCCGGCAGGTGGCTGTGCCCCGGGCGCCCCGCGGAACCGCACCACCTGGGCGACGAAGGGCGGCCACTACGGTCACTGCCACGTCCCCGGCAACGACCACTGGGACCCGGGCGCCATTGACACGTCAGCCATCCTGAAGGCGGCCCCGGGAACAGGCACCGTCTCCGGTGGCAGCTCGTCACCGTCCGTCTCTCGCGCGACCGTCACCATCAACGGCCTGAAGTACGGCTACGGTGCGACTGGCGCTCACGTGACGGCCGTCGGCAAAGCACTCGTCACCCAGGGCTGCTCTGCCTACGTCGAAGGCCCCGGGCCGACGTGGACGGACGCCGACACCAAGAGCTACCAGAAGTGGCAGATCAAGTGCGGGTACTCCGGCTCCGACGCCGACGGCGTTCCCGGTGAGACGTCGCTGAAGAAGCTGATGGGCACCCTGCCTGGCCTTGCCGGGTCCGGCCCCGCGACGAAGCCGGCATCCACCGTTGCCGTCCCCACGGTCGACCTGTCGAACCTCATCGCCGCAGCCCGTCGTGACCCCGGTCTCAAGCAGGGCGGGACGACCCACCCCGCTGACGTGAAGGTCGTGGAGGCGGCGCTCAAGGCGGAGGGACTGCTCAGTGCCACCTACGCCGCGGACGGTTCCTTCGGCTCCACCACGGTCACGGCCTACGCCGCCTGGCAGCGCAAGTGCGGCTACACCGGTTCCGCGGCCGACGGCATCCCGGGCAAGGCATCGCTGGAGAAGCTGGGCGCCAAGCGCGGCTTCAAGGTCAAGGCGTGAGCCGATGAGCCCTGAGATTCTCGTCGCCATCATCACCGCAGTCTCCGTTCTGGGGGCTGCGGTGGTGGCGGCCCTGCCCGCCCTTCGTGCCCTCAAGCGCCACGCCCAGAACGCCGTGCAGGAAGACGGAGACGCCACCCGCACGGCCACCCTGGATGCCCTGAGCACCATGGGGACGCGCCTGGAAGCCCGGTTCAACGCCCGCATCGACGACGTCCGCGACGACATTGACAACGTCCGTGAGGACATCACGCGCGTCCGGGAGTGGCAGGCCGGTCACGACGCGGAGCACATCATCAGCCGGCCACGGACAGGGGGAGACACCACATGACCATGCCCGCAGGCATCGCCACAGTCACGCTGACGGGGCGCTACTTAAGACCCGACGGCACCCCGCTGAAGGGGTCCGTCACCATCACCGCACCGTCCCTCGTGACGTTACCGGGTGCCAACACCGTCAGCGCCGGCTCCGCGTCGGTGACCCTGGACGAGACGGGCGGGTTCTCCGTCCTCCTGATCGCCACAGACCAGATGGACATGCAGCCCACCGACTGGGCCTACCAGGTCTGCGAGAAGTTCCAGGACATCGCGTCCCGGACCTACGCAATCCGTCTCCCCTCCGCGGTCCCGGTCGTCTCCATTGCCGACATCGCGCCGTCCGACCCTTCGACCGGCCAGTACGTCCTTGTCCCTGGACCGGAAGGGCCGGCAGGGACGAGCATTCTGACGGGTGCCGGCGCCCCCTCGCCGCTCCTGGGCAGCGACGGAGACATGTACGTCGACCAGACCGCAGGAGACGTCAGGCTCTACGGCCCGAAGGCACTAGGAGCCTGGCCGGCGGAGGGCGTGGCGCTGGGAGGCGGAGGACTCCTCTCCTCCGTCAACGGTCAGACAGGCACAGTCACGCTGTCCGCGGCTGACGTCGGCGCACTGCCCCGGGCCGTCGTTCCGGTCAGCAAGCTGCTGGAGATGTCCCCCTTCTACATCGCGCACCGAGGGAGCGGCGGGGAGTTTCCGGAGCACACCCTCGAAGCCTACGAGGCCGCCGTAGCAGCCGGCGCAAGGGCGATCGAGGTGTCCGTCAGGCTGACGGCCGACGGCGTCCCGGTCTGCATCCACGACGAGGACCTCTCACGCACAACCTACGCCACGGGCAACGTCAGTGACTGGAACTACGCAGCCCTCAAGTACAAGGTCCTGACGAACGGCCGGCTCATGCTGGGGCAGGGGCGGGCAGACGCTCCCATCCCGACGCTGCGGGAGGTCCTGGACCGCTTCCTAGGCCGTGTCGTGATCTTCCTGGAGGCCAAGAGCAACCCCTCGGTGCCGGTCGTCCAGCAGATCCTGACGGACTTCTACCCGCAGGCGAAGGACTCCGTCGTCTGGAAGAACTACTACCTGGCCACCTCCTGGCCGTGGGCGAAGGCGAACGGCTTCAAGACCTGGGCCTACGTCGACGCAGCCACCACCGACGCCCAAATGAACGCGCTGGATCAGTCCCTGATCGACATGTGGGGCGTCCCAACGAACACGGCTGACGCCCGCGTGACGGCCATCGTCGCCCGTGGGAAGCCCGTCATCGCCTGGGAGATCCACCGACGCTCCGAGCGTGACCGACTGGTCGCCCTGGGCGTTCAGGGGATGATGTGTGCCCAGCTGATCTACGTCAGGCGCAGCGCACCGAGCCGCACGAGCGACGACTTCGCGACGCAGGTGAAGGCACCGGGCGACCTGGGGACGATCAACTACGACCAGGCGTCGGCTCTCAAGTTCGACGACGAGGGCGGCAGCGCCTACATCAACGCCCTGCCCCAGCGGTCCGTCCTCATGGGGTCGCTGAGCAACCCGACGCCGCCGGACACATACACAATCCACTTCAACATGATGTACGAGGGCGTCCCCGGGGCGACGGAGCACGCCGGCGTCGCGTTCGGCAAGGCGTCGGACGACAGTTACCGCTTCTCCCAGGTCAACGCGAGCGGCGGCTACCACATGGCGCTCCGTGGCAACGGGGACATGCAGCTGTACACGCACGCTGCGGGAGTCACCTCCGGGACGCAGATCGGCAGCACCGTTCCCACGGCTGCCCCGGTGGCGGGCGAGTGGATGTCGTTCGAGGTTCAGATGACGTCCTCCAACGTCACGGTGACCAGGACCGATCTGGAGACGCCGGCGGTGATCACCGTCGCCAACACGGCGTTCCGAGGCGGGTACTTCCACCTGTCGACCGGCTCCGTGACGTCAACGGCGAACAAGCCGCACTGGCGGAACGTGCGGGTTACCGTCCCGTAAGTAAATCATGTGGCCTCCGCGTCACATCAGCGTCCAGTCGCCCCATAACCCAGGTACACCAACCGAAGGGGAGTGGGGCGCATGGGCAACATCGGCATCCTGGGGCGGGCCCGGGTCGGCAAGGACACCGCCGGCCAGTGGCTCGTTGACAACCGCGGGTACCGACGGATCGGGTTCGCTGACCCGCTGAAGGAAGCGGCGCTGAAGATCAATCCGCGCGTCAGTGGTTGCGGGCACTACCTGGCCGATGTGGTGCGTGAAGACGGCTGGGAGTACGCCAAGGACGAGTTTCCGGACGCCCGTCGCATCCTCCAGGAACTGGGCGCCTCCATCCGAGCCATCGACGAGGACTTCTGGCTCCGGGCCGCCCTGGCGCGGGTCCAGAAGGCGAACGAGGCTGGCGTCCCGGCCGTCATCACCGACGTCCGCTACCCCAACGAGGCGGCAGCCCTGAAGCGCGCCGGCTTCCACCTCCTGCACATCGACCGGCCCGGCGTCGCCCAGCTGAACCACGAGTCGGAAGGCGCCCTGACGGCCTCTGACGCCGACTACGCCCTGACGAACGACGGCACCCGCGAGCTGTTCCTCGCGAAGCTTCAGATCGCCGTCGCGCACATCTACGCCGACGAGTCCCGCCGGCACTCCAACCGCCTCTGACGAAGGGCCCCGCATGAAGCGACTCATCGCATACCTCAACGACCTCACCCTCCGCGGCATCGTCGCGCTCCAGGTGTTCGCGGCCACCGAGCCTGTACGTCTCCGTGCGGCACTCACGAGCATCCTCCTGGCACTGGGCGTCCTCATCCCCGCCCTGGCGTCGCAGGAGACCGCACAGAGCGTCGCAGGTGTGATCGCCGTGGTGCTCCCCCTCGCAGTGGGGGAGAGCGCCCGGAAGAAGGTCACGCCGACCGACCTCTAGGTAAAACTTCACAGCCACCACCCGGGCCCCTACCCGCCGTAACAGGCAGGTAGGGGCCCTTTTGCGTTCCCGGGACCCGTGAGTCGACTCGCGGTCTGGTACACCGATGTTTGTGTTGCGCAACAGAGGCATGTCACAGTCGGGGCATGTCGACCTCCCCCGGACCGCTCCTCAAGGCGCTTGACGCCACGTGGGTGACCGTTCGCAAGCATGTTCCAGAGCTACCGCCTATGCGCATAGCGCTGTCCCCGCTGCCATCCTCTCCGCGGCACGGCCAGGACCGATGGGCGAGGGAGGGCGAGACAGTGACGGGTCTCGTCATCTCCGCTGAGACCCTGGCAGCCGGCGCACTGGCAACGCTGGACTGTGTACTCCACGAGGCCGCTCACGTTCTCTGCTGGGTGCGAGGAGAGCAGGACACGTCGTCGTGGGGCGTTTACCACACCGCCACGTTTCTGGAGGCGGGAGAGGAGGTGGGCCTCGTCTGGTCACCGGGACGCCCACGGTCCGAGACCAAGGGGTACCCCGACCCTGCCTCGGACCCTGCCGCACTGGAGCGCCATGCCGACGATGTGAAGGCCCTGGACGCCGCCATCCCGCTCGTCCTCCCGCACCTTGTCGTCCCGGCCACCCCCGCACGGCGTCGGCCGGCGAACCGGCTGACTCTTCAGTGCGGCTGCGACGAGCCGCGCAAGATGCAGATGTCTCCCACAGTGGCCGCGAAGGGCCCGGTCATCTGCGGCGTCTGTGGGGAGCCGTTTGCGACGTCGTGACGTCGTGACGTCAGTAAGGTATGGCTAACAGCAGCTCCTTACGCTACGATGATCGACACCCGCCAAGCTGAACACGTGATGTGAGAGGTACCCCCATGTCCTCCAGCGACCTGACCCGCCCCGCCACGGGAGAGATCGCCGTCGATGCTCACAGCGCATTGCCGACGCTGGAGCTGGAGGACTTGGCGGGTGAAACGGAGCAGGCGCTCGTTGCCCGGGGCCAGGCATACGCCCGCGAGTACGCAGCGATCCAGGGCAAAGCAACCGCGCTGCTTAAGAACCTGGCGGTGACGCAAGTCGCCCTGCGGGTCAAGCTGGGCGACATGCGGGGGACGTCACACGAGTACCGGACCATCGTCAAGGACATGTACCGGTCCATGGGCCTGTCCCCAGAGCGGGCGGAGACGATGCAGGCCGCCGTCCGTTGGCACGTAAGCAACGTTCTGCGACGCCACATGACACCGCGAGAGCTGGAGGCCCACAACCTTCAGCCCACGTCGGCCCTGGAGCGGCTCCAGGACAACCGGAAGGTCAACGCGTCCATCATCCGTGCCGCTCGTGCGACGACGGCAGTGGAGGAATCCACCCCGAAGCCGGCGAAGAAGGCGGCCGGTGAGCCTGCGGTGCCCGGTCAGCCCGTCAAGGCGACCGCGGACCACCTCCGCCTCGCCGACGTTGCCCGGGACATTCTAGGCAAGATGGACCGAACCGTGATCAAGAAGCACATGACGGACGGGCAGCGAGCCAAACTGGACGCGGAACTGTCCGCCATGGAGAAGAAGATCGCGTCTCTCCGGAAGCTGACACAGAAGCCCAGGTGAGTGGCCTCGTCGTCGCCTGACGTCAGCCGGCATCCTCCTCCGCCCCAGGACAGAGTCTGGCCAAAATGGCGAACTAGACCCTTATTTTCATCTCTCCTTAACGCGTGGGGTCTAGATGAAAATAAGGGTCTAGTTTGCCATTCTGTCCTCGGTCTGTCCGGGGGGCGGAGGCTAGAAAGATCTTGGTAGCCTCGCGTCACATCCGGCGGCCATCGCCCCATAACTAAGTCGTAAGCAGGACACGACGAGGTGGAGGCCAGATGGCCGGGGTAAGCACAATCAAGCGCGGCGGAAGCCGCTTCTACGTCAACCCGGATGACTCACGGATCAAGGTCCCGGGTGTGACGTCGGTGGTGGGGATGGAGCCCAAGCCGTTCCTGGTGTTCTGGGCGGCGAAGGAGGCGGCGCAGGCGGCGATCGACAACTGGGACATCGTCAACAAGCTTGTCGAGCGGGACCCGGCCGGCGCGATGGACTACCTCAAGAACGCGCATCGTCGCAAGAGCAAGGCGGCGAGCGACCTGGGGTCGTCCGCACACACGTACTTCGAGCGGCTCGCGCGGGGCGAGGAGATCAATCTCCGCCACGTGCATGCCGACGTACAGCCCCACGTGAAGCACTTCCGCGAGTTCCTGGACGAGATCCAGCCGGAGTTCCTGTACTTCGAGGAGACCGTCTGGGATGACGACCTGGCTGTGGCCGGCTCGTTCGACGCGATCGCCAAGGTGGACGGCGAGATCGTGATCATCGACTGGAAGACATCCAAGGCAGTCTACGAGTCCGTGGCACTCCAGCTCAGCGCCTACCGCTACGCCAGCCGTATCATCCTGGCGGACACCGGGAAGTCCATCCCGATGCCGGAGATCACTGGCGGCGCCGTCCTCCACGTTCGCCCGGAGGCATGGGCCTTCCACCCGATCGAGTGCGGGCCGGAGGTCCACGAGACCTTCAAGGCGCTGCGCGCCGTGTTCGAGTGGGACCGCGAGGGGAAGAAGGGCGTCGTCGGCAAGCCGATCGCGTCGGGCGGGGTGCGCCTCACCGGGACCGAGCGGAGGGCAGCGTGAGGCTCACCGAACTGATTAGCGCCTACGCCGACGCAGAGCGGGTGCACCCCGAGCACCGCGAGTTGTTTCGTAAGCTGCAACGCGTTGCCCTGGACACCGTCTACGCAGAGAACGAGCGCGCCGGTGAGGCGCGTCAGGTCGTTGCTGACCTCGCCCGGGTCCTCGGGACCGACATCGACGCCGGCCCAGGGCACCGCTGGGACGCCGACCACATGCAGCGAGTGGTGGAGGCTGCGCGGCTCCTGCGCGAGGAGCGCGACGAGTTGGTTGCCAAGCACGCCACCACGGTCGATCTCCTCCGATCCGAGTACGAGCGCGCCAACGCCGCCATCCGTCGTGAGGAGGTAGCGGACGAGCACTTCGATGAGAAGTCCAAGGAGTGCGAGGCGCTGCGGGAACGCCTGGCCGGCCTGGAGACGTCCGCAGACTACTGGGGCGCCACCGCCCCTGGCGGGTCCCTGATCGACGACCTGAAGAACATCATCATCAGCCAGGCGCGGGAGATCGCGCGACTCAAGGGGGAGAGCGCATGACCACCAACCACCCGGCCACGCCGGCGGAGAACCGCGCCCGCGCGAAGGAGCAGAGGCAGCGGGAGGCGTTCCAGCAGAGCGCCGTCAAGCTCGCCACGGACCTGGCCCTCCTCCCGCTGGTCGCCCTCGTCCTCATGCTCGCCGTCGGTGCCGCCCACGGCTTCGCGCCGGCCGTTCCCGCGATCGGCTACGGAACGACGGTCCTCCTCGTCATCGGGGCGGACGCCCTGGCGTACGTGGCGAAGAAGTTCCGCAAGTAACGCAAGGCACACACGAGGGGCGTCCGACGTGGGCGCCCCTCCTTGGCACGCGCAGAGGAGAGAGCATGAACGACACCTTCACCCCCGAGTTCCGCGAGTGGCCCAAGACCCCGCGGCTCTTCCGCGAGATCGTGATCACGGAGAAGATCGACGGCACGAACGCCGGCCTGCACATCAGCGAGGACGGCCAGGTCGTGGCGCAGTCCCGGAAGCGCATCATCACGCCGGAGTCCGACAACTACGGCTTCGCCCGGTGGGCGGCAGAGAACGCCGACGAGCTGGCCCACATCTTCGGCCCGGGGCTGCACTTCGGCGAGTGGTGGGGTCAGGGCATTCAGCGTCGATACGGGATGACGGAGAAGCGGTTCAGCCTCTTCAACGTCGTTCGCTGGTCCACGCAGAAGGACGAGGACGGGACGACCATGGGGTCCCGCGCGGCGCAGTCGAGCTTGGTCGGTCAGGTCGACGCCGTGCCGATCCTGTACCGAGGAGTCTTCGACCAGGACATGATCGACGACCTGATGAAGGAGCTGCGTGAGAACGGCTCCTACGCCGCCCCTGGTTTCATGAACCCCGAGGGCATCTGTGTGTACCACACGCAGACCCGCAGCGTCTTCAAGGTCACCCTGGACGCCAACGACGCCGGCAAGTGGGAGGCAGCAGCATGAGACACACCCTGAGCGCCACCGAAGAAGAGATGCGGTCGCCCGACTGGTGCCACTCCCACGGCTGCCCGTCCAGCCAGTGCCCCGGGCCGCACTGAGGAGGGCTGATGACGAACCTACGAGAGTTCGGCCGTCGACTGCCCGATCCGTTCAGGACCCGCCCTGACGAGCCCGACCCGATGCGTGCGTTCACCGGGTACACCAACGGGCGCACCGATCCAACGCTCTACCGGGCATGCCTGCTCCGCTACACGTGGCATACGTGGGGTGATGGATCCGGTGAGTGGATATACCCCGACACCTGCTGGGGCGTGACCCTGTGCAGCTACGACGCCTACCCACATCGGTGGAGAGGCGGGGTTGATCTCATCATGGGCGGCCCGGAAGCCGGGGAGAGCTACGTCCCGGAGGTCGCGGACATGCGCCTGTGTGACGCCTGCGCCAGAGAGTGGGCAAAGCACTAGCTCCGTAAGTCGACTCACGCAAGTCCCCAGCCCCCGGTTGCTTCGGCGCCGGGGGCTTTGGGCGTGTACCCACCGAGCAGAGGAGAGCACAGATGATCAAGGTGCGCGCAGGTCTGGCGGCCGGCGGATACGTCGCTGGCGTTGTGGCCGCCAACGTACTTACGGCGAGCAACGGCCTGTGGCCGGTCGGCTTCGGACTCATGGCAACCGCAGGTACGGTACTGGCGGGTGCGTCGTTCGTGCTGCGTGACGCAGTCCAGGAGGTGGGCGGGCGACAGCTGGCCCTTGTCGCTCTGGCTGTCGGGTGTGCGGTGTCAGCTCTGATGGCGACACCGACCCTGGCTGTGGCGTCCGCTGCCGCCTTCGGTCTGGCGGAACTGCTGGACATGATCGTCTACACGAAGCTGCGCGAGAAGGGTTGGCTACGAGCAGCTGCGGTGTCCAACCTTGTCGGCGCCATCGTGGACACCTTCGTGTTCCTGATGGCTGCTGGCTTCCCGGTCACTGCCCTCGCGGTCTCCGGCCAGTTGGTCGGCAAGGGGTGGGCAACGTTGGCCGTGGTTGCCCCGGTGCTGGGCGCGCGGGCCTGGAAGTGGTCGCGACGGTGATCACCTACCTGACGACCCCGTCCGGGGAGAAGGTGCGCGCTGCTATGGCGGCGGGCCTCCTGGGGTGGATGCAGACGCCGGCACAGGGGAACAAGCTGCCGCGTGGGCAGGTCTGGGGCGCCGACAACGGGTGCTTCGGCCGTGGGTATCCCGGTGACGATGGCTACCTGCGGTTCCTGGACGAGTACGGCGACCGAGCGAAGGACTGCCTTTTCGCCACTGCTCCTGACGTCGTGGGCGACGCAGCGAAGACGCTCCCCCGGTCTCTCCCGTTCCTGCCGGAGATACGTAAGCGCGGCTATCCGGCGGCGCTTGTCGGGCAGAACGGCTTGGAGGGCCTTGTAGTCCCGTGGGATGACTTCGACGTTCTGTTCCTGGGCGGTGACACGGAATGGAAGCTGGGCAGCCACGCACGAGCGCTGACAGCCGAAGCTCGCCGGCGCGGGAAGTGGGTGCACATGGGGCGCGTGAACTCCTACAAGCGGCTGAAGTACGCGCACGACATCGGGTGTCAGTCAGCGGACGGCACGTATGTGGCGTTCGGCCCTGACATCAACCTGCCCAAGTGCCTCGCGTGGGTGCGGCGGGTCAACAACAGCGGACAACAACTCACCTGGGAGACAGCCGCATGAAGACCTCACGAACCATCCACACCGCCGACGGCTCGACCGTCACCATCCGCCGGCGCGGGATCGAGTTCGACCTTGAGACCCGGAACGCCCGGGGCGAGACGATCAGCACGGTTGTGATGACTGCGGACGACGTCAACGCGCTGCTGGTCGAGACGTACAAGGAGCTGGCGGCATGAGCGCATGGATGGACCTCGTCAACGCCGACGGCTCCGACGGGTGGTTGGAGCTGTGCAACCGCGCGCTGGTGGAGGTGCAGGAGGAGACGCTCCGTCGGGCGGCGCGGAAGATTCGTGACGTGGGCGTCGATGAGTGGGAAGGCATGTCTGACGCTGCCCGGAGGATTCGGCAGGCGCGTGCGGCAGTGGCCGACCTGATCGACCCCGACGTGGAGGAGTCCTGATGGCCACCATCGACGCCGGCGACCTGTCGCCCGAAGCGGCAGAGACCGAGACTCAGCTCCAGCGCATCGACCTGTTCCGCAGGGCACACGCGCTGGTCACCGACCTGGAGTGGGGCGACACCGTGGGCGTGTACGACGTGCTCCAGGTGGCGCGGTTCCTGGAAGGGAAGCCCGGCATACACGAAGTGGAGATCAGCTAGTGGCACAGATCAAGAGCACAGGCATCGTCGATGTGGAGCTGACGTTCGCGGAGCTGGAACTCGTCCGCCGTGCGCTGGGGCTCGTCCACAACTACGGCAACACCGACGATATGGACCCGGCCCGTGCGCTCCTGGCGGACCTGGAGGTGACGAGATGAGTATATCTGATCTTGTCGCTGCCGGCGGTCCGACGTCGGCCGACGCCTTCGAAGCCTATGAGGCCCCCTGGAGGCGCCTCGTGGAGGCCCGTCGGAAGCAGTGGGCGCCGGTCATCGCGGAGGCGCTCAGCAAGGCACACACGCATTCTGAGATTGAGGAGGAGAGATGGCAGTAACCCCGCTCCCGGGTGACTTCGCCCTGACCAAGATCGGCGGCATCACGGGGAAGCTCGTCGCTGCCGGTCAAGCGCTCATCGGCGACGCCGCTCCGGTCCAGCACGCGTTCGTGTACATCCGGGACAACATGATCGTCCAGGCTATGCCGGGTGGGGCGGAGATTATCGCCCTGGAGGACGCCAGCCCCGCCGTGGAATGGTCGACGGGGAAGATCCCGCTGACGGACGAGCAGCGCTTTGAGATCTGCACGCAAGCGCTCGTACTCCACGGCACCCCGTACAGCTACCTGGACTATGTCTCGCTCGGCCTGGCCGCCTGGCATGTCCGGCCGGCATGGGTGCGGGACCGGGTGGCGAACAGTGGGCATCTGATCTGCTCCCAGCTCGTTGACGAGGTCTACCTCCGAGCCGGCGTGCACCTCTTCGACGACGGGCGGTTGCCGGGCGACGTCACGCCGGGGGACCTGTGGAAGCTGCTCAACCCCAAGCGCGTGACATCGACGGACCGAGACCTGTGGAGGCTGGCGAATGAGTGAGGACATCGCAGCGTGGACCGCCGTCCGCTCGATTCAGTTCATGAACGAGGCGGGGCAGCAGCGCGATCGCTACCGGCTCGCCTGGCTGTCCGCCCGTCGGCGTGCCGCGGACGAAGCGAACTTCGGCATGGAGGCGCTGGAGCTGAAGAATGCGGAGCTGGAGCGGCTGCGCGCCAACCGGGCCACCATCCAGGAACTCCGAGCCCTTCAGCAGCCCCTCGTTGACGGACTCCGCTTCATTCACGAGGACATGGACCGCGCGCACAAAAGCGGCGACGAGTGGGCCACCGGCTGGCTGGGGGACGTGTGGCTGGACCTCCCCCTGCACGTCCGAGCGGCGGGTGGCGACACCGACGCTGCACAGGAACTGGCCGACAAGGCGCAGCACCCCGACCTCCGTGAGTCGACTCACGCACCCCGCCTGGAGTACATGGGCACCGACGAGGACGGCGACGTCTACCGGCTCAAAAGTCCCTGAAAGTCGCGCGTCACATCCGGCGGCCATCGCCCCATAACTAAGGCAGCGGGGGACAACGACCCGCATCACGCAAACCCAACGAGAGGCACTCACACATGGCGAACAACCTCCGCTCCATCTTCGAGACCGACCCCGACGCCAAGCCCCGTCCGAAGCAGAACTTCGCCAACGACGTTGTGGGCCGCTTCCGGTCCGGCCGGCTCGTCGGCAAGCAGCCGGAGAGCCTGAACGAGTGGCGCGTCACCACCGGGGACCCGAGCGTCGCCGACACCATCGCGGCTCTGATGGGCGGCGTCAAGGAGGAGTGGGACACCGACAAGGAGGACAACCTCCAGGTGCTCACCGAGTCGGCGTCGGTGGAGATCATCATCGAGAACAGCGACGCCATCGACGCCTCGATGAAGCTCTTCGGCTTCTCCGGCCTCACCCACCACTGCGACGGGGTCAAGTACCTGTCCGACGAGGACCCGACCCTGGTCGGTACCCTGTGCGGCTGCCCGGCGCTCCTGGAGGAGCGCAAGGCCCGCGCGAAGAGCGGCAAGGGGCCGAAGCCGAGCATCGACCTGACGTTCGCCCTCGCCGCTCACCCGGAGCTGGGCAAGTTCCGCTTCAACTCCGGTGGCTGGAGCCTCGTCAACGTGCTCCACGAGGTCATTGAGGCCATCGACACCGTGGGCGGCCGGCAGGAGGATGCGGACGGCAAGGTGACCGACAAGGGCCGTCCGGTGCGGGCGACGCTGACCATCGAGCACGTGGCGTACACGACCAAGGCCGGGCGCGACGTCGCATACAACATGCCGGTCATCAAGGTGCTGGGGGTCGCGGAGGCCGCCCAGCCGGCTGACCTTCCTGCGGCTGCCTGACCCACCGCACGGCACACATACGCAGCCCCTTCCGAGTAGAGATCGGAAGGGGCTGCGTGGTCACGACTATACCCACCCACAGAGGAGAGAACATGGCACGCACGCCGCTCACCGACTTCACCGGAGCCGAGATCCGCCCCGGCAAGCTGATCACCTTCTCCACCCGACGCGGGAACCGGGTCCGGGTCACGGAGGCCGTGGTCGTGGAGACCAAGACGAACCGCGCGGCCGGCAGGGTGGTGCCGGTCCTGACCGTCCGCCCCACGGGCCGCGAGTCCGGCATCTCCGCCCGCAAGACGCTCGGGCTGCGCACCATCGGCGCCGAACACGTCGTCGTCATCGGCGACGCCCCGACCGCCTGACCGACGCACCATCGGCCCCCGCACATCGACGATGCGGGGGCCTTCCGCTTGGCATGGAGGAGAGAGCATGACGGAGTTCGAGGTAGACGACAAGGTGCGGGTCCTGGCCGGCGGCGAAGGCATCGTCACCTACGGCCCGGTGAACAGCGCCTTCAGCAGCTACAAGCTGTACGTCGTCAAGCAGGACGGCGACGACGAGCGGGCATTCAAGGCGAGCGACCTGGAGCCGCTGCCCGCGAAGTTCGCTGTCGGCGACACAGTCACCCTGACGACCCGCAAGCGGGGCGCCCGCGCGACTGTGGAGTACGGCCCGTTCGACGACGGGGGCGTCTACGTCGTCAAGCTGGTGGACAAGCCCTCCGACGACAACCCCCAAACGTTCACGGTGCTGGACCGCTGGATGGAGAAGGTGCCCGCCCTCGTCCCCGTCGGCACGCGAGTCCGGGTGGACCGGGCGAAGTACGCGGAGTATCGCCACGGGCAGGTAGGCACGGTGACGTACAACGTCGGTACCTTCCGCGCGCCCGACGACGCCCACGTGTACATCGTGGACTTCGAGGATGGCAGCCGCATCTACGCCGCCGAAGTCACCCCCGTCAAGGACGCACCAGCCGACACGTTCGAGTACGAGGGCGTCACCTACGAGTACGGCGTGACATACATCGACCGCGACGGCGACCCCTGGACGTTCGAGCGATCCCGCGGTAGCGACCAGCCCATCTCCGACTCGGGATCGTGGTCGCAGGGCGAGTCGATCGCCTACGTCGTCGGCAACTTCGGCCCCCTGGAGAAGTAACCACCCCGCCCCCGGCGCCCACGTGGCCCGGGGGCTGAGTGCGTAGGAGTACAGCCGAGATGAGGAGAGAGCATGGCAAGTCATCGAGAGATGCGTGCGGCTGCGGAGGGCTCGATTCGCTATGCCCTCCGGGCCGCCGGCTGGACAGACGAGCAGATCCACAACGGCCTCGCCACGTACCGCGCGTCGGTGCTGAACGAGGCGGCAGACGAGGTAGCCGACCCCCAACGACGAACCGGACTGGGGTGGGAGAGCGCGCGGTACGTCCTGCACTCCATGGCTGACGACGTTAAGCGCCTTCGCACCTACTGACATGAGGAGAGAGCATGGCTGAGGCACAGTACGAGACCCGCACACGCACGGTGGAAGAGACGTTCGTCGTCCTCCGGCTGACGGAAGACGAGGCGGAGGAGCTGGCGGGGCGACTGCTCTACGACGCCGCTGACAGTGACTGCATGCAGCGCCTGTTGGAGGCACTGCGACACCCCGTGAGCCCCGCTCCGCCAGCCGACACGTTCGAGTACGGCGGTGTGATGTACGACCTGAGCGCCAAGTACCGGGACACCGAGGCCGACGTCTGGTCGTTCACTGGTCGTCGGGACCCGGAGGGCATCCCGTACGTGACGATGTACGAGGGGTCCAACAACACGGCCGACACCATCGTCAGCGTCAACCGTGGCTGGGGCCCTCTCACCAAGGTTGTCGACGCATGACCATCCACACCATCGACGCCGCCAACGCACCCGCCCTGGGCGATGTCCGGGCGGCCGGCAAGGACGACGTCATCCGCGTCCGCAGGAGCGCCGCAGAGCGCAAGGACTTCGCGAAGTACTGGGAGGCCGTCGGTGTCGCGTTCGTGCGCGGCGCCGTGGTCGACGTGAGGAACCAGGAGGAGAGCTGATGCCGTTCTACAGGGACGCTGGTGGTGCCGTCTGGATCTCGGACCACCGAGCACGCAAGATCTTCTGCGTCTCAGACCCGACCGTGGAAGACGACGTTCCGTCGGTGGGGCTGGCGATGGACCCGGAGGAGATAGCCGAGCGCTTCGGCCCCCTCGTGGAGATCCGACCGACGGGGTGGGAGGTCGTCGAGTGAACGACTCGTTCGGAACACCCATCGAAGAGGGGGACTACGTCCTCTCCGCCGCATCGTCCTCCAGCTACTTCAAGCTGGGCGTCGTCTACTTCGCCCCGTCGGGCCGTCCGATGATGGAGGTCACGAACTCCAACTGGGACCGCGGAGCGAAGCGCAGTGAGGTCGGCTCGAACGTGCTCGTCCTCCGCAAGGCGGACGGCAGCGTACCCGCGCACGTGGCTGGGGAGGCGACGTGAGCCACGACCCCACCCTCCGCGTCGTCCGGGCCGCTCCCGACGAAGAGCCCGTGGAGCCGGTCTCCCGCGCGGTGATGGCCCGCTGGCCCTGGCTGACGGACGAGTTCATGAGGGAGTTGGAGGAGCAGTGAGGGCCTACCGCAAGACGGCCACGCACCACCAGTACTGCGTCTACCTCACCACCGAGGAGCGTGAGCGGCTCCTCGAAGAGCTGCGGCGGACCGTCGACCCGTCGTTCTGGCCGGCGCTCTCACGGCTCTACGCACACCTGAACGCACCGAGAGGGGAGAACGAATGAGCAACCGACAGTTCAAGGACTGCGACGGCGACACGTGGACGGAGACCGCACCGGGAATGCTGGAGCTGACGAAGATCGTCAGCAGCGCCTACGTGGCTCCGGACCCGTCTCCGACGTCGATCGAAGACGTCCGTGACCTTCACGGCCCCCTCACCGAGATCCGCCCCGACGTCGACGTCCGTGCTCTCCTGGCCGGCGTGCTGGAGGACATGGCGAACGAAGCAAACCGCAGGCGCTTCGTGTCGGCGGACTGTGCGTGGATCGCCAACACCTTCACGGCCAAGGCACGGGAGCTGCGGGAGGGAGCGTCATGACGATGGAAGATCAGTGCGCCCCGTACCGCGCCAAGCTCAAGGCCGAGCCGTTCGCCTCCATCGTCCCCGACCGCCGGCCGGAGGTGAAGCTCCATGCCGGCATCGGGCTGGCGAAGCTGGCCGTCGGCTACGAGGAGTTCAAGGGAGCGCGCGGAGGCGAGATCTACGGCCGAACCGCTGACGGCTGGGAGTTGGTGTACCGCGTGGAGTCGGGGACGCGGCTTGCGGATCTGCCGTGGAGGAAGGAGTCGTCATGAAGCTCAGATGGACGTCGGGAGCCTGTGCTCCCGACTGGTACTACGGAGTGACGCCGGAGTGGGTGCGGCGGGACGGCAAGCGCGTCGGCTTCGGCGTTGTCGTCGGACGCTTCTACGCCTATCTGACGTGGAGGTGACGGTGGCCAACTCTAGCAAGGCTAAGGGTACAACCTGGGAGTCCGCCCTCGTCGCCTACCTCCGCGAGCAGCACAACCCTGGCGCCCGCCGGAACGTCCAGATGGGGTCGAAGGACATCGGCGACATCGACGGCTACTACCTACACGCCCTGGAGGCGAAGGCGGAGAAGACCATCACTCTCTCCGACTACATCGCGCAGGCCAACAAGGAAGCCGTCCATGCCGGCCAGCCGTTCGGCTGCGCGGTCGTCAAGCGACGGATGAAGGGCACCGCGGACGGCTACGTGGTACGCGACGTGGCGACGGACGTGCGGCTGATGAACCGGCTGAGGGTCATGGAGTCGGCGCTACAGAGCTTCGCACCTGAGGCATACGCAGAGCTGGACCGACTGCACAGGGAGGCAGCGTGATCTACGTCGGCAAGGACGGCGACGAGAGCGACGAGGGCGTCCCGGAATTCCACTTCGTAGACGACGTGCTCTACCTGTGTCACGAGGGCGACCACTACTGCGCCGCCGGCGCCCTCCCCGACGAGTAGCCCACGTAAGTCGACTCACGCAAGGCCCTAGCCCCCTGACTCTCCGGAGCAGGGGGCTTTCGGCGTAGGAGACCGCCCACGACGAGAGGAGAGCCGTGCGACTGACCGAAATTCTGGGGCGCCTGAGCGGGGTCGTCGACGACCACGACGGTCATCTTGCGTACTGCCCAGCCCACCGAGACCGCACCACGCCCAGCCTGAAGCTGACGCTCAAGGAGAGCGGACAGCTCCTCTACGTCTGCCGGGCCGGCTGCACTCAGACGGACGTGGGCGCCAAGATGAAGGAGCTGGGGCTGCATCCGTCCGACTTCTTCAACGTCGACAGCCAGGGTATGAAGACCATCTCCGCCAAGGCGCCGGAGACCGTCGGCCCCGGAGAGATCGCCGGCCTGAAGATGTTTGTCGACGAGACGTCGGCCGCCCTGGCTGACTCCCCGGAGGCGGTGGCGTACCTAGCCCGTCGCTTCGGCCTTTCCGTCGACCAGGCGGAAGACCTGGGCGTCGGATACGCGGCACCGGGAGACCGCCCACAGCCGTGGCTTTCTCGCGGCTTCACGAGGCACCCGCGCATCACCGTCCCGCTCTACGGCGCCGATGGCGTCGCACGGGGCCTACAGGGACGCGATATCGGCGGACGCTGCCCGGCACGCTGGGTGTCCCTAGCCAACCCGGAGGGTCGCATGTGGTCGAAGTACGGCCTGCTCTCCGCCGGCACGGGCTACGACACGATCCTCGTCACGGAGGGGCCAGGAGATGGTCTGACGTCGGTCGGCGTGGGCTACGACGCGCTCCTCATCCGGGGCGCTGGTGTGGCTCGGAACGCAGCCCTCGTGGCGGAACTGGTCACCGTTCTCCGCGGCCGTGATGTCGTGTTCGCCTTCGACCCGGACGACGCGGGAGCACGGGGCATCGCGGTTCTGTCGGCAGCGCTGACGGAGGACGGCAACGCCCCGCGTCAGCTCCAGTTCCCGAACGTCAAGGAGGACCTGACCGCCTGGCGGGAGAGGACACCGGAGACGTTCGCCAGTGAGCTGCACACCGCCGTCCGTTCCGCCCCGGTCGTCGACCTGACGTCGGCACCCGTTCCCGAGCCCGTGAAGGAGGAGATCGACATGCCCGCTACTGACGCCGCCCTGGAGTCGATGGACCTTTCCTCGCGGCAGGCGTTCGACAGCACAGACGTCGGCATTGCCGTCATGCTCCGCGACTTCATCGCCCGCAACGGCGGGGGAGTGCGCTACGCCAAGGGGCTCGGCTTCCTCGTCTGGGACGGCAAGGTGTGGGCGCCGGGAGGCGACAAGGTGCGCGAGTCCCTGCACCTGATGGGGGCGGAGCTGATCGCGTCGGCCGACGACTCGAAGCGCCGCCTGGCGCTCAAGGCGCTGACGAACCGGTCCATCGACGCCGTGATGAAGGAGCTGCCGAGCGCTCCTGGGGTGCCGGTAAAGGCAAGCGACTTCGACGCCCGTCACGATCTGCTGTCCGTGGCGAACGGGACGGTCGACCTCCGCACCGGCAAGCTCCACCCGCACACGCCGGCAGACATGATCACCAAGCGGCTCGACGTCGCCTACTACCCCGGCGCCCCGGCCGACCGGTGGAACCAGTTCCTGACGGAGGTGTTCCCCGAACACCCCGACCTTCCGGACTTCATGCGCCGGCTGGTGGGCTACGGCATCACCGGGTCGACGTCGGAACACTGCTTCGCCTTCATGCACGGGCAGGGGAGCAACGGGAAGAGCGTCTTCCTGGACGCCCTGATCCACGTCTTCAAGGGCGTCACCCAGGCGACGCAGTTCTCCACCTTTGAGAAGTCCGTGAACGTCGGCCAGGCGTCGCCCGAGCTGGCCTCCCTCCGCGGTGCACGGCTCGTGACGGCGTCGGAGACCGAGAAGTACAGCCGCCTGGCGGAGGCCCTGGTCAAGCAGTTGACCGGTGGCGACCCGATCACGTGCAGGTTCCTGAACCAGAACCCGTTCACCTACGTGCCCAGCTTCTTGCTCCTCGTCGCCGGCAACTTCAAGCCGGCCATCCTGTCGCAGGACGAGGGGACGTGGCGCCGGGTCAAGTTGATCCCCTTCGACGCGACGTTCTCCAACGCACTGGGCAACAAGGACACCACGCTCCCCGCCAAGCTCCGTGACGAGGCGGAGGGCATCCTCGCGTGGGCCGTGGCCGGCGCCGTGGAGTGGTACGCGGACGGGCTGAGTGAGCCGTCCTCCGTCGCCACCGCAACCCAGGCGTACCGGGAGTCGGAGGACCGGCTCGCTGAGTTCCTGAACGCCCGGTGTGTCCGCTCCGGAGACGTCCGGGTTGCCCCCATGGCGATTCGCAGGGCCTACGCGGAGTGGGCGGAGGACGCCGGCCTGGACCGCAAGGAGAAGCTCAGCGGCTGGGCTCTCGCGGTCGAGCTGGAGTCCCGCGGCTTCAAGAAGGCCAAGCGCAAGGGTGCTTGGGGCTTCGACGGGTTGCGGCTGAAGACGGATGAGGAGATCCAGGTCGCCAACGCAGCAGAGCAGGAACTCGCCGACGCACCAGCCGGCTCAGACATCTTCGGACAGGAGGCAGCATGAGGCAATTTACCTTCCCCCTTCTGGGGCGCGAGTTCCCCGTCTCGGTACCCGAGCGGCCGGAGGACCTGGCCCACTTCATTGCCTGGCTCTCCCGCCAGCTGCAGCCTGTCGCCGTTGACACGGAGACTCATGGGCTGAGCGTTCTCTCTGGCGACCCGGAGTACGTCCGTCTCGTCCAGTTCGGCAGCCAGGACGAGGCGTGGAACATCCCGACCGAGCTGGGGGCGCCGTTCAAGGAGGCAGCCCGTACGGCGTTGCGCATCCTGATTGACGGCGTCGGCATCACCGGCCACAACTGGCACGGCTTCGATGCGCCGGCCCTGCACGTTCATCTGGGCATCCCGTACGACGACCTGTGCAAGAACGCCGTCGACACGATGCTGTGCTCCAAGCTCGTCGACCCACGGGCAGTTCAGGAAGGTGGCATCGGCTCCAGCCTCAAGCCTCTGTCGGACCACTACATCGACCCGACGGCGGCCGACACGCAGGGGGATCTCACTGCGGTTTTCCGGTCGCTCGGACTCGTGAAGGCGAACGGCTTCAGCCGGATCGACCTGTGGCACCCGGTGTACCAGAGCTACGGCGGGGGCGACGTACTCCTGACCGCCCGTCTCCGCCCCAAGCTGGAGGAGAAGCTCCGCACCCTGGGCGTCCCGCAGCGCCTTGTCGACTACGAGCACGAGGTGGCCCGCATCTGCGGCCACATGCAGATCCGCGGCCTGCTCCTGGACCAGGACTACACACGACGTCTGGCTGATGAGCTGGGGGAGGAGGAGGAGACCCAGACCGCCATCGTCCGCTCGTACGGCGTGGAGAAGCTGGGCAGCCCCGCCCAGATCGCCGAAGCACTCATCGGCATGGGTGAGGCACTGACGGAGCGCACAGCCGGCGGGGCGGTCAAGGCCGACAAGAGCGTTCTCTCCGCCCTGGCGGACATGGACTTGTACGGCAACCGCCTGGGAGTCCGCACGCCCAACCCGCTCGCCGTCGCCGTCATCAAGGCGAAGCGTGCCGGCAAGTGGAAGTCGGCCTACGCGGACAACTTCCTGACGTCGCTGGACCGCACCGGGCGCATTCACCCGGGCATCCGGACCATGCAGGCACGGACCGGGCGCATGTCCGTGACGAACCCTGCCGTTCAGACGCTGCCGTCGGGTGACTGGAAGATCCGGCGGTGTTTCCTGGCCGAGCCGGGGGAGCGGATCATCTCCGTCGACTTCCAGGCCGTGGAGCTTCGTGTCCTGGCGGCACTGGCCGGCGTGGCACGGATGAAGGAGGCGATCAACGCCGGGCGAGACCTTCACTCGTTCACCGCGGAGCTGGTTTTCGGTCCCGACTTCACGCCGAAGCACCGCAAGATCAGTAAGGCCATCGGCTTCGGGGTGGTCTACGGCGGTGGCGCTGCCACGATCCAGCGTCAGACCGGCGCCCCGCTGGAGGAGGTCAAGAGGGCCGTCGCCGCCTACCACCGGACCTACCCGGAGGTGCGACGGGCGGCGAACCGATGGCAGCGTGAGGCGTTCTCGAACGGCATGGTGACGACGTCGGTGACCGGCCGGCGCCTGCCCCTGGACCGCGACAGGACGTACGCCGTGACGAACTACCAGGTTCAAAGTGCCGCACGGGACTGCCTGGGGCAGGCGCTGATCAACATGGAGGCCGCCGGGCTGCTGTCGTATCTCCGCTTGCCCGTACACGACGAGATCATCGCGTCGGCGCCGGCAGCGGAGGCGGAGGAGATCGGCAGGGCGATCGGGGAGTGCATGACGTTCGATCTCTTCGGGGTGCCCATCGAGTCCGACCCGGAGATCGGAGGGAGGAGCTGGGGCTCGCTGTACCTGCCCGGCGACCAGAGGGCGGCGCACGACGAGTGGTACGCAGCCCAGCCGGTGGCAGCATGACCGCCCGTCTCCCCGTTCCAGCCGTCCGCAGGGCGACCGGAGTTGACCGGTCCCCCGTGGCCGGTTCCCGACCGTCCACCGCCAGGCACCCGGTGCCCCGACCCTGTCCCATTCTGCCCCCTATGCGTGCACCTGAGCCGTCTCACGGCCCGTCACGGCGTGACACTCTGCGACGGTGGGAGGAGGCGGACGAGTGGTCATGCATCTACTGTGACGCTTCGTTCGGCCCGATGGTTGTAGCGGAAGTGGACCACATGACTCCTCTTGCGAGAGGGGGCGTTCACGAGTCGTTCAACCTCGCGCCGGCGTGCGCGGAGTGCAACCGAGCCAAGGGTGATCTGGACATGTCCGACTGGCTCCGCATTCTTGCTGGTCAGTTGGACACGGAGCGCGAGGTTACGGTTACGCGCTGAGTTGTTCGGCCGTCTCGCCACGCACACACCACCTTCACATCGGTAACGAATCCATAACACCGTTCAAGATTGCACTGGTCTATGTCGCGCGACAGAACCGCAGGTCAGCTCTGTTGCGCAACATAAGTCGTACTTACTCAGGGTGCATACCGAGACCCCAAACCATGACATACCGGCGGTAACGCCACTCGCGCCACGTGCGCACGACGATTGCCCGTGGGGGAGCAGTGACCTACAGTCCAAATCACGTCGCAGACGGACAGCACCTGATGAACCTTCTGGACACGCTGGATCGTGACCTGATCGAACTCCGTCAGATGGTGTCGATCTACGACGACGCAGTGACCATGCCGGGGCGGCGTCCCGACGTGGACCCGGACGGGACAGGCCGGCGGATGACCGCGGACCCCTCCCGTCCGACCGAGAACATCGCCCTGGACAGCTCCCGTGCGGAGCTACTGGAACAATTGGAAACCGGCATCTCGTACGTGACTCGCGCACTGGCGTATGTGCGGGGTGCCACAGCATCAATGGACCGGTCCCTTGCCCGATGGGAGGGGGAGGAGGTCCAGATCCCGGGGGGATGCAGTGAACGTACTGACGGGGCCTCGCTCGACGCCGGCCCAGGCAGCCAGCTTGCTGGAGTTGGCGACGCTGACGGAGCTGTCGCTCCTGCACCGCACTGACGTCGTGACGCTCATCGACGCCACGACCCTCTACCGCGCGGCCGGCTGGGAGTTCTGCCCCCTGGCCGTGGCTGACGTCACGATCGCGGAGTCCTACGGCCTGACGGTCGAAGACATCTAAGCTCCGCAAGTCGACTCACGGACCCCCGGCGCACCCGTTCCGACAGGAGCTGGGGCGGGTGCGCCCTGAAGCACGGCACTACATGTGACCCAGGCCACAAAAGAGTCGCGTCACATCTTTGAGCTATCGCCCCATAACCCAGGTACACCAGTCATTCACGAGGAGCCGACATGTCTCAGACCACCGTGACCAACACTCAGATCCTGGCCGCACAGGGCGGGGACGAGACGGCGATGTGGGACATCGTCTCCGCCTACGAGCCGCTGATCCGAAGCACCGTTCGGTCCGTCGCGCCGGCCGCGAACGAGGACCAGGCGGAGGATCTGCTCCAGGAGGCCCGGATCGTGCTCATCCAGCACATCCGCGAGTACTCCACGGAGGCCGACTCCGCGTCCCTCTCTTCATTCGCCTACCGGGCACTGCGCCGCACCGTTGCGGAGGAGTGGGTCCGGATGTCCAGCGCCGTCACGGTCAACCCGGTGATGGTGATCCGGGTTCGACGGGCCCTGTGGGAGGCAGCGGGCGACGTTGACCGCGCCTGGACGATCGTATCGACCTACCCCGACGTGACGCACCGCATCTCGCGTGAAGCATTTGTGAGCGTGTGTGAGGCACTTGCGGACACGGGCAGCCTGGACGCTCCGGCTCCGGGCGGGGACAGCGGCCTGACGTGGGCGGACCTCACCCCCGACACCTCCGCCGACTTCACCGCCACCACGGAGCGTCGGGACCTGGCCCGCTGGCTGCTCACCCAGGTCCCGCCCCGTCAGGCGTACGCACTGCGCGCCTTCTACGGCATCGGAGGGCTGCGCCAGTCCGACGAGCAGACCAGCGACGAGATGGGCATCAGCTCCCACCGAAGCTGCCAGGCCCTGCGCAAGCTCCGGAGTCGCGGACTGGAGAGTGCCCGTAACGTCGCCGCCGGCCACCACATCACGCTGGCTGCGTAAGTCACTCATCAACCGACCGAAAGAGAGTCTGCTATGTACCCCTCCCTTGACGCCTACGACCTTCAGGGTGTCCGTCCCGACGAAGCCGCCCTGTGGGGCGCCGACATCATCGCCGCCGTTGACGACCTGGCGGACGCCTGGATCTTCGACGCGGAGTTCACCGACTGAGTTCCGTGAGTCGACTCACGGAAGTGCCCACCACGACAGAGGAGAGATCATGACCGAGTACATCGCACAGTGCCGATACAACCGTTCGGACACCATCAAGGCTCGCGTGGAGGACAAGGTCGTCTGGCTGGAGCCTGGAGTTGCCAACGTCGCCCTCACGCCGGCCGACGCCCGCACCTTCGCCCGCGGCATCCTGGCCCTGGCCGACGGGGTCGACGGGGGAGAGGCGGAGACGACCATGTTCCCGGCGGTTGGTGACGTCGTGCGGATCGTTTGCCCGGAGAGCGCCTGCGACCCCGAGCACGTGGGGGGTATCGGGGTGCTGACCAGAACCGACAACACGGACTGCAAGTACCGGGTCCGCCTGCCCGGTGGCGAGATCGTGTGGGCGTACGAAGTGGAGGCTCCCACGAAGCCCACCCCCAACCCGTCACCCCGCGTGGCCTTCCTGGAGGAGGCTCGCCGGCTGGTCGGCTCCCGTGACGTCCCGCAGCTGCTCGCCGTGGCCCGCTTCCTGGCAGGAGAGAACGCATGAGCGCCCCCAAGGTCGGCGACCGAGTCCGCATCACCCAGGGATACAAATACGCCCCCGGCTACTTCGCCGGCATGACCGGCACGCTGGTGGAGGTCGACCCCGACGACTCGAACCTGCCGTACCGGGTCCAGGGTGACGGAGAGCCGTCGTGGGAAAAGGTCTGGGCTCACGCCGTGGAGGTGGTGACGCCGGTCGATCCGTTCGCGGGGGCGGGCGCCGGTCCCTCCCGGGACACCCTCGTCATCCGCGCCAAGGAACTCCTGGCCGGCACCGATCACACCGCAGCCGACATCATCCGGATGGCGGCGTTCCTGACCGGGGAGTAGGCCGGCTCGGGGGAGTTCCGCAAGTCGACTCACGGAACTCCCCCACTGGGGTTGTGTTGCGCAACATAACCTGTCATAGTCGAGACATCGCCAGGGACTCACGGAGGGTCCGGCAGGGGAGGACATCATGAACTGGACCGCGGAGACGCTTCGCTCGGGGATCGCGCTCGATTCGGCGTACGACCACCGCCGGCAGATGGCTGCGGTGCCGGGCACCTGGTACCGCGTTCGTCAGGGTGGCGTCGTATCACTCACCACCCGCAACCGGGGCGACGCGCTGCGGTCCTTCCGGCGCCTGGTGACCCTGGCATCCGGAGCCTGACAGCCGAAACGCCCTCCGGGGCTTCCGCGGGGACTGGCCTACCCGCGCTGATGAGGCAGGCCGTAGGAGGAGAAATGACCGACACCATCACCGCTGACGCGCTGTACCGCAACGATCGCGTGATTCTCGACCCGAACGACATGCCGCACCTGGTCGACAGCGTGACGGGCGCGGGGGACACGGTGCTCGTTGTGTTCTCGTCGGGTGAGGAGCGGGTGTTCCGGGTTGACGACGACGTGACGATCGTCGGCTAGCTCCACCCGCCCCGCATAGGCAAGCCCCGGCACCCCCACCGCCAGGGCGCGCGGTTCGAATCCGCGGCGGTGGCACTCCATCACTTCGACGTCAGGAGACGCCGTGTACGAAATCGTATGCCACCGTCCGGGCGAGACCGGACCGCACGACGTGATCGGAACCGAGCGGGGGCAGTTCCTCGCCGACTTCCGGGTACGGCAGGAGAACAGCAAGGCGGAGCGTGACGGCGTGGCGTACCGGTACTACTTCCGAGTGGCGCGCTGATGTTCCGCCACCTGAAAGCCAACCGAGCCGCCCGCCGGCTCCGCGAGGCGTACCCCGAGATCCCTCTCCCCGTCGCCCGGCAGCGGGCATGGGAGCTGCTCCAGCGCTTCCCCGGCGCCACTACGGGCCGGCTGGGGGAGTACCTGATCCACGACGTGCACCTCAACAAGATGCTCGCCAACCTGAACCGCAACATCCGCTAGGCGCTGACGGAGGTACGCCATGGACCAGCCGACGACCCACCTCAACCTCTCCATCCCCGCCCGCATGATCCGCCGTGGCGACGAGTTCACCCTCCACCGCCGTACGCGAGTGGCCGCCGGCTCCCCGGGCGTCGGCGAGTACGGCTCCGCAGTCGTCCCGCTGGAGGGCGGGGGAGCGGCCTGGCTGTCGAAGGACGCCTTCATCGACGTTCGCCGGCCCGTCAGGAACACCCCGTGCGCTACCGCGTGACCCTGGAGAACGGCGCGACGGGGCGGGCCGACGACGTGACCGCACGCCGCATCCTCCGCCAGGCGGCTGACGCCGGCTGCGACCGGACCCGGGTGCGCGGTGGATGGGTAGTGACGCTGCCAGGGGGAGGGCTTGTGGCGCTGCTGCGTGAGTCGACTTACGCGGGATCGGCGTCAGGTGTTGTGTTGCGCAACACAACTGTGTCATAGTGAAGCCACGCCAGAGACTCACGGAGGAGCAGAACATGAAGGCTTACAAGGTCAAGGGGACCACGGACGAGGTCACTACCTGCGAACTGTGCGGTAAGCAGGAGCTGAAGGGCACGGTCATGCTGATGCCCCTAGACGTCGACGGCAACGAGGACGGGGACGTCTCGTACTTCGGCACTTCGTGCGCCGCCAAGGCGGCCGGCTGGACGGTCCGGGAGGTCAACGCTGGCGTCAAGGCTGCGAAGGACGAGGATCGGGCCCGTCGGGACGCGGACCGCCGCGCGGCGTGGGCGGCGCAGACGGAGTTCCTGGCCGGCTGGTACCTGGAGCACTACGGAACGACGGATCTGCACAAGGCCGCGGAGCTGGCCGGTGTGTCGACCGTTCGGCTGTCGGGAGCGGCCATCCGCGCGTACCGGGAGGTACAATCCGCTGCGGAGTCTGTGACGGTCGTCGAAGAACCGGCCGTGGAGCTGGCCCCCGTCACTGTTGACGTCCCCGCCGGATGCCCCGTGCTTGCCGAGCCGGGCAACATCCACTGCATGACTGCTCACTGTGTCGACTGCAATGCGTTCCGCATGGCGAAGATGAACGTCGACACGGTGGAGTCGTGGTACCGGTCCGGGCATTTCAGTCAGGACGAGTACGAGGCGTTCATGCACGCCTGGGCCACAGATGCCTACCGCTACACCGCCGGTGGCCACGCCGTGATCCCGACGGACCCGAAGGTCGTGATGATCGTCGCCGCTATCCGTCGCCACGCCGACATCACCGCTCCCATCACGATCGCAGCGTGACACCTGGAGCCCCTGCCAATCGCACGGGTGGGGGCTCCATCCGACCCCCCGACCACCGCACACGAACGAGGAGCCATGCCGAGAACGCCCCTGCACGTCAGACTGGCCCGCAAGTACGGTCAGACCGCCGTCCTGTACGCCGCCCTGGCGCTCTCCGCCCCCGGTGAGTACGCGCTCGCGCAGATGGCCGGCTGGGACTCACGCTTCGCCTGGCTGATGCCGGCCGTCATGTCCCTCTACGCGGCGATCGGGGCGAGCGTCGCCAAGGCGCAGAAGGAGGCGGCGCGCGTTGCCGTCGGAACGTCGAAGGAACGCGACGCCCAACGCCGTTCCCGAAACGCAACGTTCGGCGCTCTCCTCGCTCTCCTTATGGCAACGGCGGCACAGGTGACGGAACACGTGATCACCGCAACCGTCTTCGGCCCAACGCTCTGGGTGGTCGTCGTTGTGTCGGCCGTTCCGCCGTTGGTCGCCGCCCACGTGCTGCACATCGACCCGCCGGCAGAGGAAGACGACAACGAGGAGCATGAGGCACCCGCAGAGGCGCCCCAGGGGCCCGCTGTGGAGCCTGCGGAGGAGCCGGAGGAGGAAGAGGTCCTGGAGCCCCTGGAAGCCTCTTACAAGCCCGTCCTCGTAACGTACGCCGAAGCAGCCGAAGACCTGGGGCTGAGCGTTGTGACGATCAGGGGTGCCGCCAACGGGCCAACGCCGCGGATCAGGAAGTTCCCCGGGGCAACGCCCAGCTCCGTGCTCGTTGACATCCGCGAGTGTCACGATGTATTCAACCCCAGCCGGCGTTCCGTCGGCGTTTGAGGAGAGAACGATGGAGTTCAAGATCGAGGATCTCGATGGAGGAATGGGCCCCTTCGAGTCCGCCACCATCGCCACCGGGGCGGAGAGCTATGGCCCCGAAGGTTTGATAATGGTCGAAGGCGTCGACCGGATGTTCCCCACCCCCGCCCAGGCCCGCGAGCTGGCTGCCGCTCTCCTTCGGGCCGCGGACGAGGCGGAGGACGTGGAGCCCGTCGACATAGAGCAGGCGGTCCGCAACAAAGTCGCCGAAGAGCTGGAGCAGATGGACGGCAAGAACCTGGGCATGAACGTGAGCCGCACGCAGGCCGTCAACGTGGCCCGGAGAGGCCTCCGACCCGAGGACACACGCCACGGGACCACGCAGAAGATGTGGCTGTACTGAGCACTACCAAGAGCCCTCGTCGCATCCCGCGGCGGGGGCTTTTTGGCGTTTCCGGACCTACGCCGCGCGTCCGCCCTCCCAGAGCGCCGCCACGTGTGAGGCGAACCGATCGTACAGCCCGTCATCCCCGAGCCGGCGCAGATGCAGCATGGGGGATTCGTGACCGAGGAGCGACGAAAGGTGCGGCGTCACCAACATCTCGTCGTCGAAGCTGAAGACCGACAGTGCGATGTGCCCGTCCGAGAACCGCACGTCGACGCCCGGAGCGTCGCCCATGCGCTTCAGCGCGTCCAGGGTGATGTTGATGCGCGTCGTAACGGTGAGCGGGACGCCTTCGATCTCCTCGCGCCGCCGGGTGACGTCGGACTCCGGGTCGCCAAGCAGGAAGCGGATCGAGCAGCCGGCCGACGCCTTGGCCTTGAGTCGCTCCGCCAGCCGCGGATGTTCCTGCCAGAGGAAGTAGTTCGTGTAGCCGGCGAAGACGATCGATGTCGACGCTTCGTCAATCAGCCCGGCCCATACCGACGTTGGGCAGGCGTTTCGGTAGGGGTGGGCGGCGAGGATCTCGCGATCGGCGCCCGTCTTTATGGCGCTCCTGGCAACCTTGGGCCACAGCACGGCGTCACTTACTCCTAGTGCACGGGCTACGTCGGCGCGAATGGTGGTGCGCGGTGCTCGTAGCGGGTTGGACAGCCACCGGTCGACAGTCCGGGGGTCTACTCCGACGGTGCGGGCTAAACGACCCACCGTCATATTGGCCTCGTCCATAGCGGATCGCAGCGCGGTGTTCAATGCTCCACCCCCGGACGTTGTGGACACTCTGGACGATAGCGCGGACTGTCCGCTGTGTCCCCGGAATGCCGTAGGAGTGTCCAACAGAGAGCGACATCTTGATGACACGACGCAATCAGCGCCGGCTCTTCAACGGAAAGGGTCAGTCATCATGCGACACGCGCTCGGCATCATCCTCCACGGCGGGGACGACGACAACGGCGGCCACGGGTCGGACAACACCGACATCGAGGGTGGCGACGGCAACGGCGGTAGCGGCTCCCCGGGTCACTGACGCCGGCAGGTGAAGTGAGCTAGGGCGGGTCCTCGGTTTCGGCCCGGGGGCCCGCCCGTACTTGGATAGGGTCAACGGCATGCCCCAGCAGATCAAAGGCGACTCGCGCCTTGTCATCGGTCGATTCCTGTACGACTGGCACCACCAGGACTACCTACTCCTTGCCTACGCCCACCGCGGACATGAGGGCATGGGTGTGGTCGGGACGGTGGCCGACGCGGAAGGGCGGATGCCCGACCTGTGGTCCGTGGCAGCGCGGCACTGCTCCCTGGGGGCGTCGGCAGAGGAGATCGGCCGCTGGTGTCTGTGTTCGGGCTGGGCCCGTACCATGAGCCCTCGGAACGCGTGGATTGAGGTCGACGGGGTTCCCTGGACATTCGACGTGCGCAACACCCTGTCGGAGATCCGGCCCCACCAGTACGGAACGACTGCGTACGGGTGGCGGGGCGCCTACGTCGGCACGCTGACGCTGGAGGACCCCGACGTGATTCAGCGGGCCCACGACCTGATGCGGGTCGAAGCGCACGCCTGATCTACGGCGTCTTGTCGGCCGGTGGGTTGGACACGAAGGTGCCGCGCTGCGGGACGACGAACACGTCTCCGTCGTCAACGAGTACAGCAATGGCGCGTCGCACCGTGGACCGCGCAAGCCCGTACTGCTGCACGAGTTGGGTCTCGCTCGACATGCGCCGGCCAGGTGCCCAGTCGCCTCGCAAGATGCGAGCGCGGAGGATCTCCGCCAACTGCCTGTACGGCGTCAGCGGGGCTCCGGGATCAATCTCGTCATCGGGCTTGGCGACCATGATCAACAAGCTAGACGACCGCCTCTGACGAGGTTCATTGGGATACGTCTCGCTACGTAGAGATACAAGGCGATACCATGACGACAAGACCCCGGCGACCGTGCGACCGGTCCCGGGGCGTGGCCAACGCTTTGAAGGAGCGTCGACATGCCTGACCTTACCGAACCGGTACATCTGAGCGACCCCGCCCTGTTACTCGAACCCGTCCCCGTCGCCGGCTGCGACGTCTGTGCGTCGCTCGCGCGGCAGCGGGCCGACGCCAGGCGGCAAGGGGATGCCTCCACGGTCTCTGACTGCAATGTGGAACTGGGGCGCCACCCCCACGGGAAGAGGGGGCGGCGATGAGTCCACGCGCTGTCATCCGCCCCGTGACGCACCACATCGTCCAGCACCCCGACACCGACGTCACGTACGAGGGGCTGTGCCTGTCGTGTGAGTGGAGTTCGAAGTCGACGGACGGCGAGAAGGTGAACACCGAATGCCTGCGCCATGCCGGCCGTGCGAATCACCGCGGGTTCCGGCGGGTCGTCACCGGCTTCGCGTTCGTCGTCCGTGACGGCGAGGAAGACCCCGCACGCTAG